GTTCTTTGAGATTCTTTTTCTTTAATAGATTTTAATAAAGACTTTTCTGTATCGTTGGAAGGTTTTAATGTAGTAAATGTGAAAAATTCTTTTGGTACTAAGAAATAATCAGAGTCTATAGAAGGTTTTACTATTCTAGATTTTTCAGCAACATACATTAAAAATCTTACAAAACCTTTCTTCTTCAGATCTATAATTTTCTTTTTATCATCTTCATTAGAAAGGTTTAATACTGTAAAATTTGACGCTTTAGAAATTTCCGGAGCTTCTTCAAATGATTTCTCAAACTGCATCTTTCCATTAGATGTTAGATTATAAAATCCCTCAGATGCTTCAAATAAGTTTTCAAAGACTTCATTAATTTGTTCTAACTTTGAATCTACTACAGAAATATAAAAATTTTTGAAAGACATGAATTACCTTTTTAAGAGTATTTATTTTAACGAATTCTTCCACCATATTTCTTTTTAATATTATTGATATCAGTTTCTGTTAAAATTTGTAAAGCTTGTTTAGTATCTCTAGAACCAAATTCAAAATATTTTGCCACAACTTTTGAATCTTCATCATTTGATTTTTTAGCTTTAGGATATTCTACTGGCAGATATTTTTTAGGAAGAAGATTGTAAAGATATCTATAATGAACCTCTTTTGGAAGATCATATTTTGTTAATTCTGCTACTTCTGGAAGATACATATTAATACTAGACAAAATTCGATTCATTTGATAAACATTGTATCCAGACAAATCATCTTCTGATAAATCGTCTGGATGTAGTTTCTTTTGACATAAGACTTTCCAAAAATACCAGATATCTTTCTTCTCTTCTTTATCAGCCATTTTTAGTAATAACCTTTATAGGAAAATTTACACCAGCACCTTTCCACTTGTTAATGAACTTTTCTTTATTAATTTTCCAAGAATCTTTCATAACACCAACCCCAGCAGATTTATGTTCAAGAAGAATATCTAAAACAGCAACTTTATATCCATGACCCATTACAGAAAGACAATAATCTAAATCATACATATCATAAGATTCTGGAAACGTTTGATAATCCCATCTAAGATTTTGTGCAATATGGCCGATAACAAACATACATAAACCATCTACAACACAACAATCTGTAAAATTTCCTTCCTTACGAATCATATGATATTTGTTTTCTTCCTTATCATCAACCCATTGCATAACATGACCTCTATGTAAAGATTGATCAGATAACCACCATCCTCCAGTTTCGTGAAGTTCAGTAGCACCAATTACACCAGCTACACCAAGACCTTGAATATTTTGGAAAGCATATTTAACTTTTTCTTCCCAATCAGGATCTATAAACTTTACATCAGCATGACAGAAACAAACTACATCATCTCCATTTAAACCTTTTTGTACAAGTCTATTTACACCAATATTATACTTTTCAAAAATAGAACTTCCTTCATCGTTCCAAATAAATTCATGTTCATAATCTTTTATAGTCTCTGATAAAAATCCTTCAAAATTATCATTCTCATATCTTGCTACTACAAATTTAATATTCATTCAAACTCCTTTATTATACTTTTTAAATTCAAATAAAATCTAATCGTCTTTAAACTATTAATTCCTAAACTATGATAAAACTCTTTTTGTTTATACCAGTATCTAGAAAGTTCTTCATATTTTTCTTTACAATCATTCCCATCTTCATCATCTGGATAATCTTCTAAAATTGATTGAAGACCATATTGAGGAGCATACATTTTCTTCAAAGATTCTGCTACAAAATTTGGAATAAGATTTTCATCAGAAGAAATTTGTTCAAGTTCTTGTTTATTATTTTTAACAATCTCTTGAATTTGATTCTTAATGATTTCTAACCTTTCTAAATCTTGTTTTCTAAGTTCTGATAAAAAAGAATTCCCATTATTAGATTCTATAAGTTTGGAATAGTTTATATAAGATTCCCATAATTTTTGTAATTGATTTATCATAAAAATTTTCTCATTTCATCTAATTGTGTATCGTAAAGAACTCCCTCTTTTGTCCAAATCAATTTATCATTTTTATAGATTCTTGTTGTAGGTGTGATTCCAATTTCTATAGAATCAAAATATGCAGGATCTTCTAAAGTAGATATGATATAAAATTCCGAAAAGTGTTTAGAAAATTCTTCTATGTGATATGAACAAGTAAAACATCCAGGACTTTCGAAAATATAAATTCCATGTTTCTTTTGTCTTTGAAAACCTTCTAGAGAAAGATTATAAATCAAATGTAACTCCTTAAAAATTGTAGATCTTCTTCTGAAACAAAATCAACCTTAGACCAAACAACTTTACCAGATTCATATATTCTAGTCTCTGGTAAAGTATCTATATTATGATTTGAAATAAAATAGTTAGGATCATTATCACAAACAATGGTATCATATTTTAAAGAAACTTTATCAAACAATTCTTTCTGCTTCAAACAAATTTTACAATGATCTGAAACAAAAGTAACTATTCCCGAAAGTTCTTTACCATTTTTTAATTCTTGTTCTGTCATCCTTCTTCTCCAAGTTCTGACATAATTTCTAAAAGCATTGTAGCAAATGGTATTTCTTTATCAGTACAAAATGCCGATCTATAATTCCATTCTCCAATAGCTCTGATAACTGATAATTGTGCTTTTTTATTCTTAATCTTTGGAACTAAGTTTTTATAAAAGTCTGTATACAATCCATCAAAATCATAACCATTATCTAAAATGTATTGTCTAGCTGCGGTAAACTTTCTAGATAAAACTAATTCATAAAGCTTCTCATCAGATTCAGTAAAGTTTAAAATATTCCTATCAATCATTCCAGACATGTTAGAATATTTCTGAACCATATTATAGATTTTTCGAATATCTGGAAAATGTAGTTCTACTAATTCTTGAATAGCAGATAGATCAAATTCAATTTTCTCTACTTGTAAAACTCCTTTAATTCTATTAACAACTTTAGGAATCATTTCAGAACGAATTTCTTGAGTATTCATATTAAAATCAAAATCTTGAAATCTAGATCTTAAAGGAGAAATGATTTTATTTACATGATTACAAGTTGCTATAAATCTGCATGTATTATGAAACTCTTCTATAGCACCTCTCAAACCTTTTTGTAAAGATGTATTTGAATTTGCGTCCAACTCATCAAGAATAACTATCTTCTTTTTTCCTACAATACTTCTTCCAGATGCGAATCTTCTAATTTCATTTCTTAAAACATCTACACCAGAATCTTCCGAAGCATTAATATACATAAAATCTGCACCAATATCATTACATAAAGCTTTTGCTAAAGATGTTTTGCCAGATCCAGGATAAGAGGAATGAAGAAGAAGATGCGGAACTTCACCCTCTTCTACCATTTTCAAAAAAGCATTCTTGTAAGTCGTTGGCATAATAACATCTTTTACAGAAATTGGTCTATACTTTTCTGTAAATATTGTATAAGACAACTGCTTTTTAGACATTAAATAACACCTTCTGCGGTTTCAATAACAACTGATTCTGTTTCAGTCACTGGAGTATTCTTTCTAAGATTTGATTTAGACTTTTGAATAATCATTTGCTTCTTAACTTCTTCTTCAATAATATTTGAAACATACTTCTTATATTGCTTTTCATACATTCTCTTCTGCTTTCTATTCATAGGAGGATTGTAATTTTGAGCAGTCTTTTTAGATTCTGGATTAGCCTTATAGAATTCTTCAAAAATACAATCACATGGAATTGGTGTACCTTCTAACTTAATTGCAGTATAACCTCTTCCGAAACATTTCTTACAATTCTTCTTAGGATCGTTGATATGATGTCCAGTAGATTTTGCAGTAACTCTAATTTGTTCAAGAGGTGGAAGCTTAGATCTTTCAACCATTTCTCCAGTCTCAGGATTCATAAACATTTGAGTCTGTTCTACTTCAGTCTTTCTATATTGTTCTGAAAGATTGTTTAACTTTTGTAGATCTTCTGAAGAACTTGACTCATCTTCGTCTTCATCATCTCTAGTATTTTCAACCATTCCTAAAGCATTATATCCAACTTGTGTGGTATCTTGAACTGGTTCTTGAACAACTTCTTGAAATTCAGCTTCTTCAATTTTTTTCTTAGCCATTTTATTATTCTCCTGTTACTAGAATTGAACCCTTGATAGATTCAAATACAAAATTAAAAAACAAACATTGATATTCTTCTGAAGCTTCTACTACATAATTTGTATTTAATAGATGCTTAAAAACTTCGTGTCTAATTACAATTTCAAATTCCTTTTCAATCTCAATATCTAATTCAAATTGATCTTCATAAAGAGTTTCTATATTTTCTGCTTTGATTGAAATATCTACAAACTTTCCTGAAAACTTTAATTTGATTAATACATCATCGCTATGGAAAAGATTTATGATCTTCTTTAATTGAACAAAGTTTTCTGAATTAAAATTGAAAGACGTTGTAGGATCTGGATGCTTCAAACTCTTCATACTTCCAGAAATAGTTTCATCATCTGAGGTTTGATATGAAATCTTCTTACGATCTTTTGTAATAATGATTCCTTCAAATTCTCTTTCTGATCCTTCATTGACTAATCCAAAAGATAATGTAGCATCTGGAAAAGTTGTTACATACTTATAAAATTCAGAATAATCATAAAAAGATAATGTAGGATTTGGAATATCAAAACTCTCTGAAGGTAAATCTACAGCGAACACAATTGTCTTAGCAGAGTTTCCAGAACGAACATGAACTCCTTCTAGATCCTTTACAAATTTAATTGGTGTATTTCCATCTTTGGTTTTTGAAATTGAAGATAAATCATTTATAATCTTCAATGCATTCAAATTATATTTTATCGGTGTCATTTTAGTTCCTTTACTATATTCTTATTTTACAATCTTTAATTTGAATAGTCAAGATCTTTATAAATTTAATTTTTTCCAGTACTTCCAAATCCACCTTCAGATCTTTCAGTATCTTCAAATGTTTCTGTAAATTCATAAGAAACTTGCTGAACTGGTCTTAAAGCTGCTTGAGCAATTCTATCACCAATCTTTATAATGAAATCTTTATCAGTAGAATTGAAAAGAATAACTTTAAGTTCTCCTCTATAATCTTCATCAATAATTCCTACAGATGAGCCGAAAATTCCTTTAGCTCTAAATCCAGAACGATCATATAAATCTAATCTAAAACCATTTGGAATATATGCTACCTTTAATCCAGTGGAAACCATCACAGTTTTTCCAGGAAGTATTACAACATCTTCTACAGAATAAAGATCCGAACAAGCTGCTGATTTTGATGCTTTGTATGGTAACTTTGCATTATCATTAATCTTAATAAATTTTACGTTCATATTTTAATTCCTTTTTGTGCGATAGCTATTTTCTCATTCTTCAAAAAATCTTTACAAAACTTTTTCATGATTTTTTGAAACTCTTCATATGTCAAATTTTGTAAAGGTTCATAATCAACATCTTCAAAATTTGTTTTATTAAATGTAGTATCAAAATTAAAGATATTTTGTTTCTTCAATTTAACATCAATCATTTTCTTAATGTTTTCAAATCTATCTTCATTTAATTCTAAGCTCTTAAATAATTCTTTTACAACTTTTTTAGTATCTTTTTTATTCTTATTTTCACATTCATAATAGACGCAGAAAGGTTTTATATTACCATCAAAAATTGTATCAGCACCTACATAATAAACCAATCCATTTTTCTCTCTTAACGATTGATATAAAGGTGATGATAAACCGCTCGAAAGATATAAAGAAATAAAGTCTAAAAGATTTGTTTCAAGATCTGTAGTAAACCAATGAGAAATAAGAGGATGAATTGAAGATGTATTAAATTCTAAAAACTCTTCTCCATAATCTTTTTCTTCATAAGTTATTGTAGTAAAATCTGAATAAACTAATGCTTTATAATATTCTTCAAAATCTGTTTCACCAATTCTAGAAATATATGTAGGTTGTTTAAAATGAATAGAAATAAAATCTAAAAATTGTTCATAAGTAATTTCTTCTATATCTTTCTTATAACCAATTGCACCAAATCTATTAAAGTATTTTCTTAAAATATTTGGAAAAATTGCGTTTTGTTTAGAAAATACATTTGAATATTCGCTTAAAACAATTTTCTTTTCCTTTTCAAAATCTTCTTTAGAAGGAATATAGGAAAGAATTTTAATAATATCATTTTCAAATAGTTTAAGACTTTCATTTAGACCATTGAAATAAAAATATACATAATCTTCGGAAGTCAATGCATTAAACTTTATTCCATACGCAGATAATTTTTCATCTATGTGGTCTACGGATTTGAATAAAAGATGTTCTGCTAAATGTGAAATTCCTCTAGTGCCTTCTTTCTCAACTTTTCCACCAGCATTATAGAAAATATTTATAGAACCAAATCCTGGAATGTTTGAAGCTATTTGATTAAATCCTTTCTTCATACAGATTCAAACCACTTAGTTTCTTCATTTATTTGTCGAATATTTCCATTATTATCAAAATATTCGACAACCATTCTAGACTCATCTATAAAATAATGTTCTGGTTTTGCATAGCCCCAATAAGGATATACTCTAATTCTAAGTGGATGAAATTGAATAACCCCCATTTTAAAATCATTTGGAATCTTTGTATATTTTACTACATCACCAATTTTAAATGTCTTTTCAAATGGTAATCTAGAATCTATAATTTCCTGTAGCTCTTTACATTTTTCACCAATGAGTTTATCATTTTCTTCTCGTATGCGTCTTTCTTCTTCCTTCTTATCTATAATTGGTTCTTGTGGTTTATCTTTTTTCAAAAAATTTAAAAACATTTACACTCCTTTTTAAATTTTAGTTTTACTTAAAATATACACGAATGCTAAAACAAATAAACATTTTTTCTCATAAACATCGAGAGTTAAGTCTTCATATTTTTCAGATATTGGAAATATAATCCGTTCTAATAAGTCTCGTTCATAATTCAATCTATCTACACCTTTCAAAGAATTTAATATGTTTATATTTTTATCCTCCAACGAGAACATAAATATATCTTCTAAAAATACTTTGTGAGATTTTTTATGATCATATTTAAATCTCGAATAATATTTTTTATAATAATGATACATAGATTCTCTGCGATTATTCATCTACACTCCTTTTAAAAAATCTATTATTCTTCTTTCACAAACAGTTTTAGAAAGCCAAGAAGATTTTACATAGATTCTAAATTCATCTTTCTTATAAAATCCTACATAATCTTTAGACTTTTTAAAATTTATCAACGCAGTATCTAAAACATCTTTTGATTCTTTTTCTAAAATTGTATATTCTAAAGAGTTTATAATCAAGAGTTCACAAATTTTCTTAGGAACTTCTCGAATCTTTTCTATAGAATATTTCTTTAATTCTTCTTCAAACTTCATTAAGACTCTCCAAACACTTTATATAATTTTCATTCTTAGTTTGGAAATCTTTTAATGTGCATAGTCTATTAAAAATAACCTTATCGTAAATGATACTATAATCAGAATGACTTTCTAACTTTGCAAAAATATCTACATCTCCATTATAAAAATTTGAAACATCTACTTTAATTTCTAAAACTTTATACATATTTTCAGAAACAACATCTACTAAAACATCATTTACTTGAAATTTATAATAATGTTTAATGTTTGTTTTGATATGTCTTTCTAATTCTCTTATGATATTATCTATCTTATATTTGTATGTTAAAAATTCTTCTCTCATTTTATTCTCCTATATTCATCTACTAAAATTCTTGGTGAAATTCTAAACTTTTGGACTAACTTATAATTTTTAGGAATCTCTGGAAAGTATTCATTCCCTTCATACTCATCATCTATTCTTGAAATTAATAACTTTTCTGGAATAGATTTTTCTAAGGATTGTCTATAAATCGATCTTCCTCCAATTATGAAAATATCTTTCTTACAATTGAAATATGGATTTAACATATCTTCAAAAGAGTTTATTACTACAATATCATTTTCATAATCTGATAAAGGTTTTGTAGTATCTAACGTTTTTAAAATACTTTCAGAAATTAAAACATTAATTCTATTTGTTAAAGGTTTTCCTATAGATATATAAGTTTTTCTTCCAAGAACTACAATATTTCCTGAAGTAATTTTCTTAAAAAATGCCATATCTTCCGGAACTTTCCAAGGTAACTTTCCATTATCTCCAATTAAATTATTTCTATCAGTTGCCGCAATTAGTGTTATCATACAGCGATCTCCAATTTCATTTTTTCTAAAGGGTTATATTCAATCAATTCAAAATCATCTGCGGTATAATCATAGATAGAGTTTTTGGGATTCAATTTTAATATAGGCGAATCTGGACAATCTCTATTCAAATATTCTCTTAAAGAACTTTCGTGATTATTATATACATGAAAGTTTCCAGAGAAATGAAATACTTTACTTGGTTTCATATCTACTTGTTGACAAATCATATAAAGTAAAAACGCAGCACCTTGAAGGTTTGTAGATAAGTTTCCGACAAAGCTATCAGAAGATCTTTGGGTTACACATACTGACAGGTTTGATAAAATCCCATTTGAATCAGGTTCTGGAATAAATTGATATTGATTATGACAAGGTGGTAATATAGTATCATTTTTCCCGGACTTATCTGGCCTATAAAAATTAAATAAAATTCTTCTAGAGTTTTTGTTATTCTTCAATTCGTTTATCACATAGTCTAATTGATTAAATCCAGGATTATTTTCCATATCATTTAAATCGCAACCATAATTAATTAAATTTGTGCCATAACCATATCCTATAGAACCTTCTTCAAATCCATTTTTTAAAGACCATTCATCATCTCTCCAAAAATCCCAAACCTTAGATCCCATTTTATTCAAATCTTTTATATTATTAGAACCAGAAATAAACCAAAGATATTCTTTCAACATAGATTTCCAAGCAGTTTTTCTTCTGGTCGGGACAGGAACTCTTTTAGAAACATCTACTGTGGTCAAAATCCCTGGAAGAAATTTACATCCAACTCCAGTCCTATCATTTAACTGAAATCCATTCTCTAAAACATTTCTCATATTCTCATCAAAGTTATGTAAAATGTAATTAGGATTTTTGTTATAATATTCTTTTGTAAAGTTTTCGTTAAAATGACTTATCATAGGTTCCTCACTTATTCTATGATAGCATCTTTAATTTAGATTGTCAAGGATTTTATAAATTTAATTTCTCACAAGCTCAAAATTAAAATAGTCTTCAAAAATTTAATTTCAAGTTAAGCGTTGATATCTTGATTTAACATAGTAAGTTTTTTATTAATTTCTTGCATTTGAAGAATTAATGGCTTTCTTTGTTTATCTAAATTATCTATTCTCTTTTGTAAACTAGCTTTTTGATTTAATAGACTTTGAATTTGTGGAGACACTTCTTCTTGAATTTCAGTTTCTCCTAAAAGTCTTCTTGCTTCTTGTAATGCATTATTATATTTTGACATATTATTTCTCCGAACGATATCCAACAGTTATCTTACAACCTTTATTAAAATATCCAAACTCTATAAAATATTTTCCTATAACTTTATCTTGATCATCTAAAGCATCATAAACCAATTCTATATCTGGAGATTTATTTATTTTCTTTAATGCTTCATCTTCTGTAGTATTCTTTAAAGATTTTATTAACCCTTTTACATCATCTACATCTACATCTGATTCTAACTTTCTTCCAGACTTAGATCCTATACCTTTTCCTTCAAGGAGTGGTAAAACATTATTCTCTAAAACAAATACGAAAGGAGAATAAGCCATAGAGTATTGTTGAGATTTTGTACCAGGACGAACCTTTACATTAAAATATGCTTGGTATTCGTTGTCGTGGAAATTTCTATCTTCAAATTTAACAGGTTCTATAATAAAATATTTCTCACAAGTATTCTTAATCTGTTTATATAAAGGAAATAGAATAAGTTTTAATGTTTTAGATACATCATCACCTACAGACATTTTTGTTAACATCTCTTCTAAAATATATTTCTGATATTCAAATACAGTCATTCCAGTAGACTTTTGACCTAACCATTTTAAAATAGCTTCATCCTTTTCAGTTCCACCAATTCCTTTAAACATATTCAATAAAAGAGTTCCGACGAAATTTGTAGGTTTCTTTTTTAAAAATTGTTTCTCAACTTCTACAATAGATTCAACCTTTTCTAATAATCTCTTTAATCCTGGAAGATCATTTTCAAATTTAGTATACAAATAATCTTGAATTTTTTTGGTATAGTTTCTAAAAGTTACTACACCTTTTCCTCTCTTATTAAATGGATAAGCAGATTTTGTAACACTACTCCAAGGATATATAATACCTTTTTCAGAAAGACTATCATTTACATCTGGAACTTTTAAATCTTTAGGCCAACCCATAGAAACTGTTGTGGCATACCATTTTTTTCTAAACTCATCATACTTAGGGAATTTCTTTTGTTCTATATCATTAGGTGCTTCTTCAGTATCTGTTCCAGTTGTAGTGATAGAAGTTTTTGGACCAGTTTTCTTTTCAGTATCTGGTTTTACATTTTTTAAATTTGCTAAGATTAATCGATTAGCATTATTAGCTTTTGTTCTAAGATCTTTTCCAGGAACATCTAGATTCATTTCGGAAGCAATATCTACAACTTTTTGCTGAAGATCTTCTCTAGATTCATCTGGATTTGGATAATTATTTCCAGTCTTTTTATTATAATATTGATTCAAAACTGTTAAATAAGTATTTGAAGCTTCTGTTAAATAATGATCTGCAATGTTTAGTAAATTTTCGTTTATCATATGAGTATTTATCCAAAAAGAAAATGCTAAAAGAGATTAATCAATTAGCATTTTGAAAGAGTTTTATGAAATTTTTAAATCTTTTTTACAGAAATCTTGAAAGAACTTAACATAGGAGTAGTACGAAGCATTTCAAGTTTCTTAGTATAGTTTTTGTAAGAAGGAGTTTGTCCATCTGGTCCCATTCCGAGGATTGCCGCCAAAATTTTAATTCCTTCACTACCGCTTACAGACTTCTTTCCATCATCAATTTTCATAAACAATGGTTCGAGTTCTGCTAATACTTTCTTCTGATCTTCACTAGCATCTTTAATATTTTTGAAAATCTTCTTTAAAGCATCTCGACCTTGAGCAGAAACTTTTACGAACTTATCTTTAGCTTCTTTCGCGAGTTCAGATGTTTTCTTTCCAACAGCTACAGCAATCTCTTTATGACTCTGCGCAACTTCTTTAGCATCCCTTTTAACAGCGTCTACAGCATCTTTAGCCATTCCCTTGACCACATCTTTACCCTTCTCTACAGTCTCCTTAGTGGCCTTCTTGACCTCTTCGGCTTTCTTATCACCTTTATCAGAAAGCTTCTTAAGAGCGGATCCAACTTTTCCTAGACCAAGAAATTCATCAAGTCTTTCTTCACATTCTGTTAAAACTGTTAGAAGTTCTTGAAAATCTTCTTTAGATTCAACTTCTCCAACATAAGATTCAAATAACATAGTATCTTCTACATAATTTCTAAATTCTGACATAGTTTATTTCCTTTAAGGTTTCAAGTATTTATATAACGACTAATAAACAAACTTATTTAATAATGTGTATGGTTTGTCAAGAACATCTAAACAAATTTCAATCTCTGCTAAACATTCATTCTTTCCACCACACAAAACAATATTATTATATTTTTTAAGCATATCTAGAACATCTGGTATAAAAATTCTATTAGGTGCAGGGTCTTCAATTTTTAAGGTCTTCCATTCATCTTCTTCTAAATCTTCAGACGTATTATAATTTTTACTTAACATATATTTAATAAGTTTTACAATGTCTTTATAATCATAACCAGAATCCATCATATCCCTATAAAATGCATATCCTTTTTCATAAAATGTCATATGAGGCATTTGTTCAACTTTTTCTTCATCATAATCTAAACCATCTTCAATAAGAAAATCCATTATATCATCAGAATTTTCCATACCCAAATCTGGTCCATTATATAAATATAGAATCTTAGTATAATCTTCTTCAATTAAATGATCACAAAAAGATTCTATAGAAAATTTAATAGCCTTTTTATAAGAAGGTTGTATATCAACAATTATTAAATTTTGACCAGATGCTTCTTTCAAATAAAATTCTTTAAATCTCATAATTTTAATTCCTCATTCGGAAGATGCCAAACATTATTATTAGAATCTTTTCCATGAATTGTTAGTCCTTCCATTCTAGCAGATAAATATGAACCAGCTACTGGAAGAACTGATGATGGATCGATTTCTAAAGTCAAAATTGTATTATTCTTTCCACCATGAGAAGTAGCATATTTTTCAGCAATTGATTTATCCAACGCAAACCACGGATGTCCTTTAAATTTTCCAGTTTTTAAAATGTTATCTGCATTCTTTTTTGAAGTTCCATGATAAACGATTATTGTATTTCTTGGAGTGATGGATTTAGAATATCCAAGATCCTTCACAAAATCTAATGTAGTTTTCGAAAAAAATTTAATATTCTCTTTCAAATAAAATGTTTTAAATCTCATAATTTTAATTTCCTAGCAAATTTTAAATCAATTATTTTCCCTTCATAATCATCTGGACCAAGAGATTTATAAACGACATCACCATGAATTTTCGGACCTATATAAAACCATTCTCCAGGATTTGATGCTTCTGCTAATTGATTTGTAGGAACTATCGCTCTTATTACAATATATTGTTCATCATTATATACATGATTTGATTCAGCATGTTCTAGAGCAAATTTTGAAGACAATGTTACATAATCTTTAGAATCAAATTCATCACCTTTAGAATCTCTTGCTCTAAAAATCATAACTGTTTTCAAAGAAGGTTTTAATTCGGATAAAAGTTTTCCATGAGTTCTTTCTTCAGATTCTTTTATATCTTCTTTTCTTACTAATAAAATATGATCTGATTCGCCATAATCAGAACGATCAACATAATATTCCGAATAATCATTAAGATTTTTATTAATCAACTTTCTAAATAAATCAAATCTAATATGTTTATTATTTCTATTTAAATCTGATCTATGTTTTGGATTCAATTCGATTCTTTTATATTTCTTTTTATTAACTTCTCTTAAAACAACATATAAAACATTTTTTAATACATTCACATCGTTTAAATTAGAATCATCAAAAGAATCATTTACTTGAAAATCTATTTTAATACCATCATCAAAAGTATCTTTAAATGTAACATAAACTTTATTTCCGTTTTTTGTTACGAATTCTTTATATCTAAGTTTATGTGCGGTATTTGTCCCAGCGTTTTTAATTACGCTTTTTGAATATACTTTTTTTGGCTTTTCTGGAGAAACAACTTCTTTTAAATAAAATGTTTTAAATCGCATGAAATTATTTATTCAAGTATTTTCATTCCTATAATGTTCTGTTAAATTTCCTTCTTCATTTATGATTCCAGCGTTGATTAAAACATTCTTTATATAATTAGGATCATCTTTAGATTTCATTTTTAGATTATATAATGCTTGAAATGATTCTACAACATCTGAGTTAAAATGATTAAAATCTCCAAACTCTTTCTTCAAATCTTCTAATGTTGGTTTATATTTCTTCTTAGACTTTTTACATCTTTTATTAAACTCTTCATCAGTTTCTTCTCTTTGAATTTTTAAATGTAAAGTAGAGTATTCATCATAATCATAATTTGGATCATCTATATAAAATTGACATTCATATAGATTAACTTTTCCATATCTTTGATTTATAATATCTAAAATTTCACCAACAGAAATATTTTCTTTAAGTGGTTCATTAAAATTTAATAGTTTCTTTTTCATTCCATTTCTCCGAGATTAATTTATCAATTCTTCTAATTTCATCAACCTTTTTAAATTTAAGATTGACTAATTGAACAGAAAGAAACTTTTCAGCATATTCATTTAACTCTTCTTTAGTAAATTTAGAAATCGCTTCATTATATTCTTTTTCTATTTCATCTAACTCTTCCAATGTATATTCTTCAGAAGGTTTACCATTAATATAAAATTCATCAGTTCCGCAATTTTCTTCATCAAATCTATAATCACCAACGACACAACCTTTAAAGTCATTTTCATTTTGTCTAATACCATATGGAACTAAAACATTAGGATGAAAAAAAATCTAAAAACACATCAGTTCCTTCTACAAACCAAGTTCCATCACTAGTGAATTTATATTTTTTAAAAATATCATATCTAGAATCATTCATTTTAATTCCTTTTTAATTTGTTTGTATTTTTCTGTAAGTCCTTCTATATCATTTAATAACATAGAACAATTTTCTTTATCGTCAGAAGAAAGTTTTGGAATCTTTACAGAACTTACAAAACTCTTTCTAGAAACACATTTACAAAACTCTACTTCTTTTAACTTTCTAGAAAAATTATAAATCTCAGAATTTAGAGAATCACAATTTGTAGAAAATAATAGTAACAAAATATTAATCATTTTTCATCCTTTAAATTAGATTTTTCTAACATATCATTATATATTTCTATTGCAAGTTTTCTACTATATTCTTTTACAGTACATTCAAAATTTCTAACCATCTTATCATTACAATTATGTTGACACCACACCATATCACAAGCATAGTTTATAATCAAATCAGATTTCCATTTAAAATTATGTCCTCGAAATTCTGGATTTAACATATTACAAAACATTCCAGAAATGCTAGACCAAATAGTTATTACAATATTTAATCTCTTTTGCTCAGATATATAGTTCATTTTTCATATTTCCTTTTCAATTTTTCTAAAAGTTTACGTTCAGAATTTTCTTTATTCTCTTGATCTTTCTTTAAATTTTACAAACAATTCAGGATAAATTTTATACAACTCTTTGAAATTTCTTATCTTAAGTAATTCTCCAAAACTCTTTCCACTTTCTAATCCAAATTCAAATTGATTTAAAATAGCTTCCTGTTCATTCTCATCAGCCAACCACAAATAATAATCATCTTCAGAACTTTTAAAACTTACTGTATATTGTTTCTGATAACAATGCGTAAACTCATGAATTAAAACTGATCTTAAATAATCTAATTCTACAAAAACTTTATCATTATGAAAGATAGGAATTCTAATAAAATCTGGTGTACAAATTCCTCTACAATCATCATATAAAAATAAATCACCATTTCGAAGAGTTCCAGAAACAAATTCAATCCAAAAGTTTGTTCTAAAACCATAACTCTTCATATTAAACGTATAACCATTTTTATTCTTACAATTTTTATATTTCTTTCCATCGATCAAATTCTGAACGATTTTAATAACCTTTCCAGAATAAAATTTAGAAAATTCATAACTATTCATAGAAACCTTTCTTTAAATTTTACAATAAATAACATCTGGAAAATATTCTTCTATCATACTAGAAATTTTATTCCAATCACCACCAGCTAAACCAGATCCAAAACCATATGGGAAATATATAGGTCTATTGTTTCTAATTTTACTTAACTCTATAAAACATTTTCTCATTTCTGGATAATTATTATAATCTATTCTAGTCTCTTTAGAATTTCCATAATAAAGTTGTGAGAAAATATTCACTACAGATAAATTTTTATTAATATAAACTTCCTGAATCTTTCCCAATCTATCTTTTGGAAAATTATGTAGCGAAGAAAATTTTAAAAACTCATGGTAAACTTGCGGAAACTTATCTCGAATACTTTTAGCTAAACCTTTTCCAAACTTGTTCTGACAATTACAAGCATGGCAAATCAATCCATCAGAAATTTCTAAAATATTTTTATTAATAACTTTCATGAAACCTTTCTAATAAAAAAGACTGACATAGCTCAACCCATCAGCCTAAGATAACAGTTACGTAGAATATAAGTAAATCTTTTGATTAGTTATATTTTTACGTTTTTATGGATTGAGGGACTGTAATCTCCTCACCAGTCTTTGAAAACAAACCATTCTGATTCCAAAAGAAACCAACTAAGTTTTTCTTCAATGACCTGAACCCAAAAGGTAACTCAAACAACATATGTCTATCTAAGATGTTTTTAGATGCGTTAGCATCTGCATCATCTTCATGATGACAGTGTTTACAATGAAACACTTTTCCCTTTCTGTTTGATTTTTGGACCCATCCACATTTGTTACATCTCTGACTATTAAATTCGTTACCTACAAGAGTCACTAGGACGCCTAGTTCCTCACCTAGTTTAATTAACGAATCTCGAATCAATGGATTACTCCAATGCTTCAACAATCTAGAAACACACACTCCATATTTAATATTCTCTATGTTCTCTAATTTTAACTCTTTGACATTGCTTAAGTTTAATTGTTTAACTAACCAATTGATGTGATTCTTTCTATGCGCGGAAGCGCGATCAAATCCCTTTGAGCCTAACTTGCAACTAGATAGCTTCTCTAAAATTGAACTCAATGTATGACCATGTATATCTAAAGGAAACTCATCATTCCTTGAAGTTGTCAATAAAGTTGACAAGCCTTGATCAACTGCTATGACATCTCCAATCTCTTTCTTAGGCACTCCTGCAACTTCATAACGCAAAGTCACCGTCTCTTTAGAAACTGAAATCCCATTTAGAATCTCTCCTTGAGACTGCCACTTCTTCGCTCTAGTGAAGTTCTTCAAAGGAAGAAAAACTTTCAATCCACGAACATCCGAAAACAAAGAATGCAATTCTAACCAAAAATCAAAAGTGTTTTGACCTTCGGTCAAACTGCACAAAATAGAATTCAAATCACAATGAATATTTTTTAAATTTGGCTTAGTTGGAGCCTTTGAAAGTTTCTTCTCTAACCTTTCATCTTTCATCCCTTTAGATTTCTTCCACTCTAGACGGTTCTCGTCTCTTTCTCTTTTATTCAACACTGATCTTACAATCGCACTTGCTTGTGTAGCTGCACATTTTAAAGCTCTTGCGGTCAATCGTGAAACCTTTGGTTTCACTTCCGAAGAAATGAACTTAGGACATACATAAAACCCTTGAGCAACATCTAACAAATAACCATCATGTTCAATTCTAGAATCCCACAAATAAGAAACATAAAATTCTAAAGCATCTTTGTAACAATCTACAAACATGGAAAGCAGTTCTTGCTTTCCACCATTTGCGAATTTCACACTATGTTTAGAACTTCTGATCATTTACTTCCTTAGATTTATATAATTATTTATATTTTCTTTAAAATAAAAATTTATATTCACTCATGTTTATATATAACATCATATAAATGAATTTACACATTTAATTTAGTTTGTCAAGGGAAAATTTTCAAGAACATCGTGACCATCCGCAAGAACAGCTAACACATCCATCACCATATATCAGTTCTTTACTACTACACACAGGACATTTCATTCCATTTGCAGTTTCACCATCTTGAATATATTTCTTCAAAACTCTACTAACTACTGATGTTAACGAAGACATATCTTCAGCAGATTTTGCCATTTGTTGAACAATAAACTTTACTGGAATTCCATGACGTAAAGATGTTGAAATCATTCTAAATAACATTTGTTCTTCCGCAGTAAAAATTTCTCCAAAATTGTTAACAACTATATCATCACCAATTTCTAATGTATAATGACCTTGTGAAACTTTTGTCATTTTTCCATGTTTGTGTGTGAACTTAAAAGAAAGATTATCTGGAATTAATCCACCAAAAATCTCATAAAGTTTACCATCTTGTTTACCAACAGAAATAATATATTTTTTTCCTTTAGACGTTACAACATAAACATCTTGATCTAAAGTTTTATTTCTCTTTGGTGCATCTGAACTAAATGATTTTTGTGAACCAGCTTTAACAATACCCAATTCTTTCTTTTCTTCTTCAGATAAATTACCATCATAAATTGCGACATTTTCTTTAGTCAACTTTACAGCAAGATCTCTAAAAGGAATGAATGAAATAATTCCATACATTTTCTTGTCTGGGAATGCTGCAATAGACTTGACACCCTTTTCATAAGCTCCTACGATAAGATCATAAGTATCTTTCCAAGTAGAACCTTCAGGAAGAGTATAAGTAACTGAAATTGAAGAGTCTACATCTTTCATTAACCTAGACATAAGATCTAATTTATCTTGAACTGGAACTTCTGTAGCAGTTTTAAATCTGATTGCTAACTTTTCTCTAGACTCATCAATAAACTTTGCGATAGGTGCTCCTAAAGAACCGTCCCATGTATCTTTTAAGCAATCCACTGTCATTGGAATTTCATATCCGGATTGTTTAAAATATTCTCTAACAACATTAGGAACACAAAAGTAATATTCATACTTTCCAGATATCCTAGTTCTTTTCCAGAAATATAATCCAAATGCTGGCTCTACACCATATGACATAACGAAATCTCTAAACATGGTAGATAGTGTTCCTGCTGGTGCGATTGATGAACAAGTAACATTTCTCATTGTTTTAAAATTTAATCCCTTTTTCATAAGATTTTGAATGAATGGAGATTTAGTATATTTTTCTTCTGAAAACATTCCAAATGAACCTTTTTCCTCACCAAGTTCAATAGAAGATTTATAAAGGAAATAATTATATCTTTCATTAAATTTTTCTAAAAGTTCATTTCCTTCTGTAGATCCATAAGCAGCATTATTCTTAAATAACCATCCAGAAAGATTTGTTAACCCTGCGCCAGTTCTTCGTAAAGCTTGAATTGCAACTTTTTGATGAGGTGTCGCATATGTATTATCCCTAACTTCCATTTCATTTACATTATCCAAAAATCTATTTACAGATGGCGCAATAATAGAAAGTTCTTCTTCGTATTTATTTGTAGAAAATTTACCACAATTAATTGATGCTAGAACACATAAGCTTTCTCTTGATAGATATTGTTCTGAACAATTTGATGTTACATAACCATCATCTACTAAAAATGAATGATATGTCGGAACTACAGCACAATACATATCTTCAAATTCATTTAATTTTTCTATAGAAATAATCTTAATTAATTGTGTCTCTAGACCAGAAATTAATACAAAAGAATCTCCAGCAATTAATTTATAAGTTTCTTTCATAGAACCATCTACATACCACTTATGTTCTCCGTTACATTTAAATATTTTTCCGTTTTCAAGAATAATTTTCCAAACTTGTTGGTTTTCAAATTTCTTAAATTGTGAATTAATTGTTAATATTTGTGGTGCTTTTGATGCTATATTATAAACAAATAAACTAGCATTACCATTATTATATAAATCTTTTATAGTGGTTTTACCATATTCTATAGAATTTACTATAGTATCACCTACTAATGGAGCATTTGTGGAAATAATTCTTGGATCGTATTCTACATTTTCTTCATAAAGATAATCTGAATTACTCCAATACTTCGCCATATCTATAAATTGAACTCCTGGTTCTGCATTTTGTAACATATTTTTTGCGAGAAGTTCTAACAATTCTTTTGCGTTTACTTTCTTTACAATCTTTTCATAAGGACGATTTTTTGTAGCAATTTTATAATACTTTCCAGATTCATCTTTTAAACAATCCATATCAATAGAATGTACATCCACATAAACTTTATCGCCTACTTTTACTTCAGGAATTTCAAAAATCAACTCCCAATCAGAATTTGTCTTAACGGCTTCCATAAAATCATTTGTAATTTGTACTGAAATATTAGCATTTTGAATTTTTGTATAATCTGATTTGACAGTAATAAAATTTTCAATATCTGGATGAGAAATATTTAATGACATAAGCATAGCAGGAGTTCTACCAGATTGACCAATAAAATTTCCAATAGAATCAATAAATTTCATCCAATGAATAACACCTTGAGATTCTTTACTGCTATTCAAAACATTCAAACCTTGTGGACGGATTCTAGAAAAGTCCAAACCGAGACCTTGTCTGTATGCTGCGGTCTTAGCAACAGTATAAGCTGTATTTTTATAAATAGATTCTAAATTATCCCATTCAGAATCTTCATCATTTACTCCCAAAGAAATTGTAGTACAGTTAGCCATTGAAATTTTTTTACCTGAATTTGCTCCTTGCATAATACTTCCAGCAGGGTGCCACCAATCATTAAATATTTCATCAAACCATCTATCAGACCAGTATTTTCTTTTTTCTTCAGTATCTTCAGCCGATGCGATATAATCACAAACTCTCTTTAATGTTTGAACATATGTTTCACCGTTCAAAGAATATTTCTTATTAAAAATATCTATACTAAAATTATTACCATTAAAATATTCTTCTGTAGTCAAATCCTTCACATCATCATATTTAACCATTCTTTCATTCTCCTTCAATTTTATCATAATTTTATCTCAAACTCTTTCCAACAAATTTCGTGTATTAAGTAAACAAATTTCTTTCTGTCAATACACTAAACAACATTCCTCGTTCTTTAGCAAATTTTCTAGCAGCTTCCCATTTTTTAGCATTCTTTAAAAATTCTGTTAACGCATTTTCAAATTTTGCTAAAGCTTTTTTGGTTTTCTTTTTAGGTTCTACTGGTTTAACTGTTTGTGAGTATGGTTTAATTTCAAGAATATAGTTTACAAGTTTTCCATCATTATCTTTAACTTTAATAAAAATATCTGGATAGTATCTATGAGAAAGTTTATCTGCTAGACTTTTTTCATAATCTGTCCAAGTATTATCACCTTCAAAAATATATTGTATAGGATACGCTTCGTAAGACCATTCTATAATATTTTCATTTACATCACACCACCAAAATATTCTTTCTTCAAATGATGATTTATATTTTGGTGCTTTAGATCCTTTATACTTTCCTGGATTAACTAATTTATATTCACCAGTTTTATATACTCTATTATTAGCCATGTAAATAATCTCTCTTCAATTGTTTTAATATTTATTAGAGAAATTTACATGGAAAATTCTTAGTTTACATATTCTGTTTCACCCCAACTTACATAGATTGTTTGATTATTATTTAAGAGAGTTGAATAATAACCTTCTGATCTTAAATAGTTTACTAGTTCAAATCTAGTTTGTAAAGAAACTTCATTTGAGAAATCTCTTTCAGTATTAAACTGTTTTAGATTTGATTGATGAGTGATTTCTTTTTTGATAGAGTCTTTTAAAGTTTCTATTCCTAAGAAAATATTATCTGTTGTAAATTTGTTCATTTCTTTTGCGTTCATTGTTTTCTCCATTATTATAAATCCCATGAAATAAAGATATATCTATTATCATCTAAAAATTCTACTTTAAATCCTTCATATTCTAAAGCGATTTTAATCATCTCTAATTGAATATACGAAAGATGTGATTTAAACTTATATTCTAGACTGAACAAACCTAATTCTGCACTAGTTTTGATAGAGTCTAGGATTCTCTTTTTTAAAATATCTTCATGATTATTTTTAGATTTATCTGCTAGTATATGCATTTGTTTTGCTAAATTCATTTTTCCTCCCAGCTAATTATTCCTACAAGATCATTTTCATAAGTTATTTCAAATCCTTCTTTGATTAGAAAGTCTGTTAGAAATTTGCTTCTTAGAAAATATGCATCGATTTTGAGATAAAAGTTTCCGTTTCTTGCTTGATGTTTTATTTCATCTATTACAAAATCTACTACAGACACATTTTTATAATTTTTTGTTATTTGTTTTACTTATTCAGATAGAGTCATTTTGATACCATATCCTTCCTAAACTGTTTGTAAAGTCTTGAGCACGTTCTAGAATTGGTTTAAGATTATGTTTTACTACAAATGTCATAAACTTTCTTCCATCAAATTTTTTAGTAACTGGATTATTAAGTTCATTTAAAATTCTATTTACAATTTCTTGAGGAATATGTTTGAAATCAATTAGTTGAGTATTTCTTACATAATTTTCTAGAATTTGTTTTGGTTCAATTTTACATTTTTTAATAATTTCAGCATAGTTTTTTTCATCTTTTATATACTCTTCATCATGTAAGTTATATATAAAATTATTCTTAATAGCAGCTTCTACAGATTTTGGTCCACATCTTGGATATATTGCTGGAATGTTATCGTTTTCATCTCCACCAATAATTTTTGTCTGTAGATCATTCATAGGATTTAAAGATTTTTTCATAACTCTTTCTATAGGATGATACTGACTAACATTTTTGAAAATTTGTAATTGATAGAAATCTTTATCTACAGAAACTATAGTGATTCTAGACTTAATATTTTGACAAGCTACCGCAATAACATCATCACCTTCAGCTTCATCGATCTTTAAAACTTCTATATTTTGAAATGCTTTTTTGAAATCTTCTAAGAAAGGATCCAACACTTTAAAGAATGCCTCAAAATCCACTTTAGAAGAGTCTCTAGCAGCCTTTCTCTTCGCCTTGTACTCTTTGTATACTCCCTTTCTCCAGCCGTTTTTAGGGTCTATAGCGACGATTACACGAGTAGGATTGAACTTCTCAACTAAGGTTTTCAAAGCGTTCATAAAGTAAATTTTAAAATATGTAAACTCTGGATCTGTCATTTTTTCTTTGTCTAGTTCTGATTGTGCTGCATTAACAACTCTGAAAATTAGACTATGTCCATCAACTAACAGAACATGATCATAAATTTCTTCTTCAAATAAATTAGGTTTCATCTTGTTACCTCATAGTTATATTACAATCTTTAATTTGTGTTGTCAAGGATTTTAGAAATTTAATTTTCCCGATAGACTAAATATATCCAAAAGAGGAATTTATGAAAGATATTGAAAAAGATTTACAAGAACAGATTCAAAAAATGACTCAGAGCATAGGACAAAAAATTGAAAGGAAAGTTGACAAACAACAAACTGAATTAGAAAAACAAGTTATAGAAATTCAAAAGAGTAAAGAAAATTTAACAAAGAAAAAGTCTGAAGAATTTACGGAACTTACTTATGATATTATTTTTGATCTTTATAAAGTTGCAGATGAATTATTAGAAAACATTTCACAAGGAAGAGTTGGACAAAATTTAAATCTAAAGCTTTTACAATTATATAATAGAATAGTTGCCTATAGAAAGTTGATGGTGAAAGGTATCGCTATGGTAGAAAATAATAATAGACTTGATGCAATACAAATTAGAAAAGATTTTAAAAGAAACTTTAATACAAACTTTGTAAAATTAAGAAATGAAAAAACTAGAAATAGAATGAAGAAGTTTTAAGATTTCCAATGTTTCTTTGCAAAATATTTAACAGAAAAATATACAGTCCACCTATCTATAAAATCCATTCCAAAATCTTCTAAATTTCTTCTTAACATTACATCAGCATCACTTCTAGAAAAGTTTAATAAACAATCTTTAGAATAGATATAGTCATGAAGAAGATAACATTTATTAAACATAGAAACATTTGATATAACATTTCTAAACTTTTTCGGAACAGATGCAAAATTAGTTCTAAATCCTTTTGGAATAGTCACTTTATAAAGTTTATTTCTAAAAGAAAATTCTAAATCTACATCACAATAAAGTTCAAATAAAATATCATCTGGACCTGAAGATAAATCGACTAAAATTAAATGTTCTGGAATAGTTTTTATCATATAGTTATTTAGAAAACATAAATAATCATATGAACTTTACTACATTTTTAACAGAAGCATCTATTCAAATTAATAAATCTATGGAAAATTTTGCGGATGAAGTTATTAAAAAACTTTATGAACTTATAGATTCTCATGTTACTTACAATTATTTTCAAAAGAAACTTGATCAAAAAGAAATATATTCTGGAGAAATTCAATCTAAGTTTGGTGATAAAGAAGTTAAAGTAAATATTAATATAAAAGATAGTAAATATCACTTTTGGATTAAGGATGATGTTCTTTGGATAACAGTTTCAGAAGATCTTTACAATGATTTTAAAAAAGGCGGAAATGAATTTAAAAATGTTAGAAGACTTATTTTACATGAGTTAATTCATTCTATAGATCCAAAATTAAACAAACCAGAATTAAAAGAAAAGTCTGATAAAGTTATAAAATCTTTTAGGGATAATGTAGAAAAGTTAAAGAAAATTATTATCTATTCTAAAGATTTTGACGAGAGACAAAATGCTAAAAAAGATTTAGAAAAATTATTTAAAGAGTATTATAAATTTCCTTGGGAACTTGATGCTTATATATCTACAGAAGCAGAAGAAGTTTTTAAAGATATTAAGAAGAAATCCAGATCTAAAAAAGACGCTTTGAATTATTTGAAAAACTATACTCCAGAAAATTCTTTATTAAAATTTTATCACGAAGATCCTAAAGTTTGGAAGAGATTTATTCTATCTATAAATAAACTTATTGATAGGGATTTTCAATGATTTCTTTTAGAGCACTTTTCGAATCTACAAATTTAATGACTCTTTCTGATGATATGAAAGACTATGCAAATCAAGCTTATGAATTAACTTCTGAATGGTTGAAATTACAAAAACGTGAAGGTTATTCTCCGGAGCATATTTTAGGAAACTTATCTCATGATTCTGTAGACATTTTTAAAAGAAGAATAACTCATGATGTTTATGAAAATTCTAACAAGATCATTTTTACAATTTCACAAAAACCTGAAAAAGATTTGATTAGATTCGATGGTGGATTTGATGTAGGAAAAATGAATAGAGTTACAATTTATTTTATGTCTCCAAAGCAGATTAAAAACTTTTCAGACAAATCTATCAAAGAAGATTTTATAGATAGGGTTAGACATGAAATTTGCCACGCATTAGACCCTATTAATAACGACAGGACGATTAGAAAAGAATTAGATGTCGATGGTCAAATGCAAGATCAATTGAAGTCAAAAAATTATAAACAATACATTTCATTCCCTTGGGAGAAGAAGGCAAATCTTTCTACAATGGCCGAGAGAAATATAGAGAATATGATTTTAAAAGGTATGGAATATTCTAAGATATTAAAAGAAATTGATCAATGGATTCCAAAAATTTCACATTCAAATTATCAAAAAGAGTTAGATTATTTTGATGATAAAGAAGCATGGAAGAGTTACAAAGAGTTTATGAAGAAGCTATTATTAGATAAAGGAAGGAGTAAGAATGTTTAAAAGTTATCTAAAAGAAAAAAGACAAAATCTCATGGAAAGTAATAATGGGGATTTTTCTAAATTAAAATTTGAATTTTCAGAATCAGATACTATAGAAGATATTTTAAAATATTATCTAAAAGAGAAAGGAATAGATCCTAGAAAAGTTCATACAGTATTACAAGATATTGCAGTGACTTATGATGACTATGGTTTAAATGATCATGAAGAACTTTTAGACTCTGGATATGTTTTAGGATTTATTCATGCAAAGATGGGCGGAAAGGTTTTTGGAATAGAGTATGATAAGAAGAGATATTTCTTTATGGGAAATGAATCTGAGATTGCCCATCAAATTAGAATAGCATTAAATCAATTAAAATAAATAATGATAAAAGAGGATTTTCCAATGGATTTATTTGAATCAGTAAACAAACTTTTACAAGATAAACATACTCTAACAGAAGCGAAAACTGTTTTAAGAGTTACTTTTGATAATGGCATGAAAAAAGATATAGAGTTTAAAGGATCTTTCGAAGCTGGTAAAAAGGCGTATCTAGGAAAGAATGTTAAAGCTATGTCTAAAGATAAAACTCCAGTTATGTTAAAAGCAGTTAAAGTAGAACCTATCAATGAAAATATTAAAAATAAATTATTAGAATCTGTTAAAACCTTTGAAGTTGGTATATATCCTAGAGAAGATGCCGATGATGCTGAATATGCAGTATATGATAAAAAATCAAAAACTTGGTCAGACTTTCAAGGTGATATTTCTGAAAAATCAAAACAAACTGCTAAAAAAATTGCAGACAAATATAATAAAAGCATTAATGAATCTAAAGATGATAGTAAAAGAATTACAGTCTCTTATGAAATTTGGGATGAAGATTCTATAGAAGCTGGTGAAACTGACGATAAGGGTTGGGAAGATGAAGAAGGTGAAGAATTTGATTCTGTAGAAGATGCGATTAAATTCTTAAAGAACAATTTTGCTAATAATCCTTCAAATGGATCATATCATTCTGGGACATATTATAAAGATGATGGTGAAGAAAATTATAAGACTGGTGAAACAAAATATTTAACTTATCATTTATCTGGAAATTGGTCAGAAGAAGAGAAGAAAGCAATTTACAAAGCTATTACAAAGAAGGGAGCATAAAAATGAATATAGATTTTACTAAGACAAATTATTTACTCGAAGAGAAGAATACTATTTCAAAAGACAAGGAAACTAATTTTAGTGATAAGGATTATATTAAGTACGAGTTTTCTAAAATAAAACTTTCTAAAGATTTTAAACCTCAAATTAAAATTATGGGAGAAAAATCTGAAACTCGTTGGTTATCTATTACCAAAGAGCAGTTCGAAAAGATTCAGAAGATTTTAGAAAAATAATTCTATAGTTTCGATAAATAATTTTAATAACAGGAGTTAAACCAATATGAAAGATGTAGATTTTGATAAAGTTAATAGATACCTTACTGAAAAGGCTACTATTTGTCCTAAAGAAATGAAGAAAGAAGAAAAACCTTCTAAGAAAGTTCAGAAGGATGAAATGGAAGACGAGAAGGAAGAGAGAAAGGTAAAGAATTTCAAAGCTTTAGATACTGTTGTTTCAAAGCTTGCTGAATATCTTACCAAAACTGAAGATGAAAAGGCTCTTAAAGCAGTTCAAAAGATTGCAGAACTCGTTGGTACAGAATTAGAAACTGAAGAAGACGAAGACTAATTAATTTTATAGATTGATTATCGAAAAGCTTTAGAAATAAAATTCTAAAGCATTTTTATATAAATATTTCAACAAATACCAGGAATCATATGTTATTTACAGAATTTTTAATATTAAATGAAAGCATTGATGATTATAAAAATTGGAAGAAAAATAATGTTACATTGCGTGGAGTAAAAGAAGGAAACAATGATAATCAAATATATGGATCATTTGGTTCTGGATTATACACAGTTCCATTAAGCAATAAAAAATTCATTAAACAATATGGAGAATTAAGATTTGTAGTAAATGCAATTCCAAAAAATCCAAAAATTGTAAACTCCTTGAATGATGCTGAAATTTGGAGACAGACAATAATTAAAAAATTCTGCGACAAACATAATGAATCATATAACATCGGATTCTTTGAAAATAATACATCATTCGAAAAAGAAATGTTAAATATTGGATATGATGGATTTATAATTAAAGGACGAGAAATAGTAAATTATAAACCAAAAGACATATTATATTTCAAAACAGAAGATCAACTAATTAGATATTATGAACAAATGATAAAAAATAATTGAAACTATTATCTATAAATATCATAAACAATTGAAGGAATATATGAATATACTTGGATTAGATCTTAGTCCCACATCGTCAGGACTCGTCAAATTTATTTTAGACGAAGAAATGAATATACTTGAAATTAAGAAACTTGGATTTTACGCATATGAAATTCCAAAAAAGAAGAAATTCGAAATACCAAAATTCAAAGATATAATTTCTTAGAGCTTTTCTGTTTTTACAATTTTAAGAATATCTTTATTAAAACATATTAGATGAAGAACTCCGAATCTTTGTTTAACAATAATTCCATCAATTCCTTCATCTACTAATTTCTTTAATAATTCTTTTTCATATCCTTTATAACATTCACCCCAAACTTCATTTATAATATCTCTAAGAGTTTTAGTCGTATCAAAAATAGATTTCTTTAGATCTCTCATAGCAATTTTTGGATTTTCGTCCCAATTTGATAAAACTATTTCTTTATCTGGCATATCATCTACAAGTTTTTCAAAAAATTGTTTATTAAATTTTGAAGATCCTAGTTTTATATTTGATGTTTTTAAAAGTTCAACAGTTTTAATATAACCTCTAGCATAATTTCCAGCATCTTCATCTTGATTGGTTAAATAAAATCCAGGACCATCAGCAGCATTTGATTTATCAGTTATTATATATTTTAGATCAAACTCTTTAAAATCCACAGAAGTCCCATGATACCAAATCTGAGGAATCGTTTGTCTAGCTTCTAATAAAAATTGTTTAAATCCCATTTTAGATCCTTATAAATAATCATAACTATTTATTGAAAGGAAATTTATTTATGATCATTTTAGGAGCAGATTTAAGCCCTACCTCATCAGGATTTACTAAATTTATTTTAGATGAAGATATGAAAATTTTAGATATACAGAAATTAGGATTTTGTGCTTATACAGTTCCTAAGAAAAAGGAATTTAAAGTTCCTGAATATAAAGATATTATAAGTTACGAAAAAGAAAAATATGATTTCTTTAATAGAACAATTATGATGGATGAATATATTTTTGATTTTATTAAAGATGTAGACTATGCAATTTTGGAAGACTATGCGTTTGCTGGGAATGGTGATATCACTGAAATTGCAGAGTTTTGTTCACAAGTTAAATTTCAATTATTAAGACAAGGAACTAAAATAAGATTGATCAGTCCATTACAAGTTAAACAATTTGCTGGAAATGGTAAACATGAAAAACCAGATATGGAAGATGAATTTAATAAACTAGATGTTCAAAAAATTGATGTTTCATATTTACCAGAAATTCCTATTCATAAAAGAGGAAAGTTTGTAAATTTAAGAGATCGTAATGGGATATCTCCTCGCAGTGATCTCATAGACTCTTTTTGGATGTGTTATTTACTTTACAATGAACTTTTGGTAAAGACTCATACAATTGATGTAGAATGTTTATCAGAAAAATATAAACACGTTCTTACACATACTACTCCAAAAAATAAAATCCCTTTGATTAGAAGAGACTTTATCCAAAAGAAAGTTTGACTAAAATTTTACCAATACGTCACACAACAATATTCTACATCATCTTCTGTTTCTAAAATATCGTCATAGTATTTTTGAGTCACTAGATCATGATGAAATCCTAGAGCATTAAGTTTATCAACAATAATACTCTTAACAACTTGATATTCTTGTTTGTTATTAAATTCGAATTTTTCATAAGTATCATCGCATACAGGTTCAAACGAAACATTTTCAATATTTGATAGAGAATTATTATACTTTTCGATATCAATATAGTTTAATATTATCCCATCTTCTGGAGTATAGAAGAATTTATATTCATTTGGATCGATAAGATTTTTAGACACTAGAGTTTTAATAGAGTAATTTTTCATAATTGGTTCCTTTTCTAAACATAAGATAGCACATTTAATTTTGGTTGTCAAGGGATTTTTTTAAAATTTTCAAAAGAAAGTTAAATTAATATATTTGAATATTGCGGATTAAATTTAAAGCTATGAAACCCAAAAGATTCTCTAGAAATACTTGGTATATTAATTTCTGTTGAAAATTTGGAAGCCAATTGTATAGGCACATATTTTATATTATTATCCAAAAATGTCTTCAAATTATACGCACAATAATTAATATCTTCTACTGGATAAGGCATATCATTAGTAGATATTAATTTAATATTCTTTACCGATGGAAGTTCTAATATTTTTTTAGATCTAAGACTAAACCACCATTTCCAACTAGATTAGCATTTGGATTATTAGAATTAAACGATCTAACTCCTATAGAACAACATGTATTAACTCATACTACAAAAACAAACAAATTTCCTTTAATCAAACAAGACTTTATAGAAAAGAGATTATAGAATTTCTTTATCAGATGGAATGCTTGGTGTTTTTATCACAAGAGTTATACAATCTTCTAAACATTCAAAACTTGTAGGAATGCCTGGATCAATTTTCACAACATCGTTTTCAAAAAATATTTTATCAAGCATTTTAACTTTTCCTATCAATATGATTGTGTATTCTGTTATGATATTGTGAACATGCGTATTTTCAACATCTCCTTTTTTATATTTTTTTACACCAACTTCTATATCTTTTGAATTTATAATAGCTGGAACAAAATCCCCAACCAACCATCCTTTTGTAAAATCATTTAGGTTCATAATTTCTCACAAAAATTTCAAGATCTTCTGGTGTTCCAAGGCCATACATTTTTTGAACAGTATATGGTTTCACAATTTTGTTTTCTAAAAATGCTTCATTGTATACAGGAGCTACATAAAATTCTCTTCGTCCATTAAATAATTGTCCATATCGAATATCTTTAGAAATCATTTGTTCTGCATATTTAACATAATCTTTACCAGAAGCCCAATAATAAATTCCTATTGTTGCTAAATTACTAATGACTTCTTTCTCTTTAACTTCAGAAACATTTCCATCAGAATTCAATTTAACATAAGACCATTTTGGATTAGTGTTCTCGAAACATAAAATTGCACCATCTATATTTGGATTGTTAATTGTATGATAAAATTCTCCAGATTCCCATTCTACATATTGATCCGAATTAGCAATAAGAAGCTCCATATCATTGTCTATAAACTCTTTTGCTAATAGAGTTGTATATGCTGCTCCTTCTGTGAGATAGTCTACTTCTACGATCTTACAACCAGGAGTAATTTGATTCAACATACTAGAAATTCCAAACTTTTCATTGTGTTCTTTTCTAATAATATAAATGTAATTGGCATCTAAGTTTAGGTTTTCTACAACCAATTGAATCATAGGTTTTCCATTTACTTCTATGATTGGTTTTGGAAATGTATAACCAGCTTTTGAAAACCTAGATCCTTCTCCTGCCATAGGAATCAACACATTTAAATTTTTGTTTGTCCATTTCATTTTATCTTTTTTCCTATCTATGTAATTATAAATTCTTTCAAATGTTACTTCTTTTGTATTTTTTACAGGACACACAACAGCCCCAGAATCAAATGCAGCCTGTCTACCAACAAAAGAATCTTCTACTATAATTGTGTCCCTTGGAGAAATCCCGAAAGTTGTCATACACTTTAAATACATCTGAGGATTTGGTTTTGGAAATTTAACATCTTCATTAGATACAACCAAATCAACCAAATCATAAATTTCTTTTTGTTTCAATATAAGTTCAATTGTAAGTGCGATAGAATTAGAAGCAACACAAATTTTACAACCAATTGATTTAAGATTATTGAAAATATCTATAAGTTTTTCGTCTTTAACAACGGTATGTTTAATTGATTCAAATGTTTTTTCTTGTTTATCTTTCCATATTTTTGAATGAAGTTCTTTAGACAATCCTCTTTCAGAAGTTAGTATTTCTAATTTTTTGTTTGTAGGAAGACCATCAAATCTTTTGTTATGATCTTCTGTAGAAATGACAAACTGTTCAGATACTTCTCTTAAAGCATTATTTAAAGCATCAAAATGAAGTTGTCTAGAATCAATTATAACACCATCAAGATCGAATATTATCAATTTTTTGTTCATATATCACCTAAAAATTATCATAGTTATACAGATGTCTTTCATAAACACCAACACCACAATCCATCATAGAACATACTTTTGGACTTTTTGTACCTATCCAAAATTCAGAACGATGTCTTGGAGTTAATGACGAATATGTTTTTTCTGGTTCTTCTAATTTATTTAGATACTGACAATTCGCCCACCAAAAATTTCCAGAAAAATGCGACTGAGGTTCCTTTCTAAAATCAACACCACAAACATCATGATCATATAAACTTAATAAACATTCTTTGTAATTATTGATCAAATATCTGCACATATACTTTCGCCAAGAATCTACATTTTCGTTTCGATTAACAGCACCTTTAGTATGAATATAAAGAATTTTATAATCTGCATTTGCTTTTGAGAAATTGTGTAACTGATTTAATGTATCAAGCTCATCTATATTATGACTAAATTCAATTTTCTGTTTTAATTCATTGTCAAAATATGATAACATTTCATCAACAATATCTTTTGATTTTGGATAATCATATATGTGAAAAAATACTTTTATATTATTTTCTAACAACACAAACCTTTCCAAAATATTCTACATTATAATTACTTGCTCTGAAGTATTCTAATGTTGTTGGACCATGTGGTGTATAGTTTTTAAAATCGCATGTATGCAAATCTTCTATAACATACATACCATCTTTTTTTAAGAAATGAAATAGAATTTCAAAACTTTTAATTGTTAAGTGTGATATATGAGAACAGTTGTCTATAATGATATCAAAATCTCCTGAAAAATTATGAATTTCTGACAATTTGTTCGAATCATCTTGATCACATATTGTAAAATTAATCCTATCATTTTCAAATTTTTCTGGACACAATTTTTCAAAATCATTATCAATACACCATATTTTAGAATTAGGAAAATATTCTGCCCACATGTTAATAGACCAACCTCCTCTAACACCAAGTTCAAAAAAATTTAACTCATTTAATCTTATGTCTTTAAAAAGATCATTGTATAATTGAGTATATCCATGACCATTTTTAATTTGCTTGTCTGTTCCATATTTTATAGCGAGTTCTTCTAAAATGTTTTCCATATCAACCCCTTGTCAAATTTTTGTAATTATCGTCTATCAATTTCAAATCAGTTTCATCTATAAAATCTAAAGCAAGTTCTTTGTATTTTGTAAGATAAACTTCACATCTTTCGTTCATTGTAAAATTATATTTAGACAACACATTCATAGACCAATAAACATCTTCGCCTTGACCCCAAACTAAGTTTTCGTCTAAAGGAAATTCTTCCATCACATACTTCTTAGCCAAAAAATACGAACCAGATATGTACATGAATTTGCTGAAGTTGTAGTTATAAGGTATTATCATATTTCTATTATAAAGTTTCATACCGATATATCTAAAAGTATTCATGTGTAATTCATTCAAACACCAATCTCTAAATCTTGTCTTATCAGAATTCAATATTCTATTACAGCAGATATCATAATTTGTGTTATAGTTTTTGTACCAATCTTTTGATAATAATATATAATCATGCATATAAACAATATCTTCATATTTTGCATATTTTGTTATTAAATTTTTCTTTCTAGTTATCCACGCTGGTTTTATAGACTCATCAAATTCAATATAAGTAACTTTAAAATTTTCATATTTTCTAAATCCACCAACAACTATTATTTCAAAATGTTCTATGTTATTATCCACTATAGACTGAAGAACATCAGAAATATCTCTATCGCCATTTGTTATTATTCCGAAAGTAATCCCCATCATAACCTCGATATGTCTAAATGTGATGCATAAAATTTTTCAATTGGAAACTGCCAAGATGTGTTAAAAGGGTGTGGATATGATTTTCCTCCTAGAGATTCATGTTCTAAAATGTTTCCATAAAGAGAACACTTCATTAAATCAAAACCTTCTTCCTCAAACACGGCACCAAATGCACCTTCCATCCAACCAGTTTCTTGTTTGTTGTTTGGTAATATTAAATGAAAATCGTTATCATACAATTTATTCATCAATTTTCCTTTACAAAAAAACATAGGACCATAACAACCAAACCCAAAATCTTTTATATTTTTGTACTTTGTTTTTTGTCTGATTTCTTCATTCAATCCATTAAAATTACCAACACTCTTATCAAACGTTGCGATTAAAGTTAACTCGTCTGTTTTCAAATAATCTAAAGAAGCTTTTATTTTTGTAGAATCGTGGATGAAATAGTAATGCTCTTCGTTTGGATACGCACCAACCATCCAATTAGTATTATTCACATCTAAAACAATAGCATCATAAACTTCCAATTCTTCGAAATAAGATTTATCTTCTGAACAAGAATCAACGACAACAATCTTTTCGTTTTTATGAAAATGTCTTATTTGTTTAACTAATTCAATTATGTTATTACTTGTTTTATTATATTTACAAGGAATACAGAACATTAATAAAGGCTCTCCAAAAAAGAATATATGTTTGTTTTTATCACATCATTTAAATTATTTTCAACAACATAATTATCAACCCAAGAATCTGTTCTTACATAATGACCACAAATTTTTATAAGTTCATTTTTGTTGTTATGTGGATCAAAATCTTCATTCACCCATTTTTTCCATTTGTTTGAAGAATAGCAAATATCAAAATATGTTTGAAACTCATATTCTTTCATACTTTCTAAAATAGTTTCTGTTTCAATAAGACCAAATTCTGGAGCGATGTTTATACAATCTAAACCATTTGAAAATTTTTTATATTTAATATCTTTTGTAGTATAATCTCCATTGTGTTCTTTTGACATCAAACCATGTTTTTTTACTACGCTTAACATATCTATAAGTTTTGTTTCTGAATAATTTCCAGTGTTGATGTTTGATTTTAAAGAAGTTCCGCATTGAATGACCGCATATTTCACTTTACAAAAATCGTCAGCAAGACCATTTTTAACATTTTCTATAAAATAATCTAATTCATCGGCACTATATTCTCTAATTGATTGTTCTGTTCCAATTTCAAAAAATAGATTATCGTTTATGGTCAAGCAATGTTTTATATTTTTAATTGTAGATAAAATTGCATCTTCTAAATTTTTATTCTTTTTCCAGACATCAACATGAATACCATCAACAAAAACAGAATCTATAAAAAATGAAACAACACCATCATCTTCAACACTTCCTTGAAATTCTCCACCATGATCTCTTATAATTTTTATATTATGTGTTTTAGATTTAACATAATCTACAAAAGTTTTAGTGTTCCAATGGTTAACATATCCACCAAAATAATCAACTTGTCTTCTAGATGGAATCAAACCAATTTCTACATTATTATTATTAACGAAATCAATAACAGAATCAACAACATTTTTACTCATTGGTCCTATACAATATTTCATTTGATGATCCTTACAATCTTTCGTTCGTGTCCACAAGCAGTATTGTCTACGAAATCAACAAATTCAAAAGACCTATCAAAATCAGACACCCATTCATAAAAACATTTTTGTTCACAATCATTTTTCATAGTTCCATCAATACCACAATATAACCATTCATCAAAACAAATTATTGTTCCTTCTTTTATATATTCATTCAAACCATATAAAACATCTTTTGTTGATGAATATAAATCACAGTCAATATGAAGCAATGAAATGTCTTTTGGGTCTAATAGATATTCTTTTAGAGTGTCAGAAAACAACCCTTTGAAAAAATGAACACCTTTAATATCTGGAATTAATCCATTTGTAGAAAAGAAACCTTTATCACAAACAGTTCCTTTCCAATCTTCTGGCAATCCTTCAAACGTATCAAATCCAAAAATTCTAAACCCATTTACACAATCAACTATTTTTCTGATTGTTGTTCCTTGATATACACCAAATTCTAAAATGTCTTTATACTTTTCGTTCAACAGGCCACAAGAATATTCTATACTACTTACCATACAAACTCCTATATAATTTTAATTTGCCCATATTGAAAATAAATTTAGAAAAATTATCATCGTGTAATGGAGACATATTCAACCAAATTAACCCAGTGAGAATTTCAACTCTATTTTTATCATAATTATTTTCGTTCAAAAATTTGTCAAAAACTTGTTTCAAAGAAATATTCTTAAAAGAAACATGAATATCAATATCCACACCACTATCAGTATTATTTAATGTGAACAAATTTCTATAAACAATCGAATGGTCTATGATTAAATTATGATTCATTTTCGCCAAATCATAATACAAATCTCCATATTCCAAACATCCACCAAAATCTTGTCGCCAATCAATCAATGCTATATATTCACCTTTTATAATATTTTCTAAAATAAAGTCACCATGAAATTTTGAAGATTCGATATCGCAAAATTCTTCAAAATTTATATTAGATAATAATTCTTTTGTTGATGGTACAATAATCCCATTAATTTCATATGATGTGTCTTGTAAATTAAAACGAGAAAAATACTCTTTCAGTCTATCATTTGTTTTGTTTTTATAAAATTTCAAACACTCATTCTTTATATTTGGTCCTTTAATTTTCCACAATTTGTTATTAGTGAAACTTAACAATTCTAAAAAATTATCATCGTTCACTATATGGGAATATTCATCACCAAACACGAAAGAATACTTATAAAAATTTTCAGTTTGTCCTATTATGTCGGGAACAGTTCCATTTAATGATTTTGTTCGATCTACTCTATTTTTGATCAGATTTTTATCATAGAAATATTTAACTACGAAATCTTTAAAAATGTAAATACTTTCTTGTAATTTGTCTAGAATATCAAATCTATCTTCTATATTTTTCCTAGCACGATTTAAACTTTCTAAATTACCAACATCAAACCATTTCTCTACAAATTTATAATCAAACTTTATACCACTGTTTAGCATTGCATTAATAACACTACAATCACTTTGTTCAAATTCACCATTTAATGTAACTTGAAGAGATTTCCAAAAAGATTTATAATCATTTATAGAACAAACTCCAATGTAAGGATATGAATTAGCATGATTTGATTTTTCTAGAATTATATTTTTATCTATATTAACTGTTCTGTATTCATTTATGTTTTCAAAAGATTTACTTAAATATAAACAATTTCCAGAAAATTTAATATCATCTGTTATAGTGTCGCAAGCATGAAAAATAAAAGGGCATTGTAGATTTTCTTTAGCACAATTTATAGAATACAAAAGACTGCTACCAGTTCCTTCATACTTGTCAACATAAACAAACTCAAAAAATCTATCAGAATAAACCAATTCTAAAAATTGCTTAACAACATTTCCCATATGACCAAGAGTAATAACAAATTGTGTTTCTTTAGGATACGATTCTATAATGTATGATATTGCTGGCTTCTTCCCGACCTTAATTAAAGATTTGTTAATATACTTTGTCAAATCTCCTAATCTTGAACCCAAACCACTAACAGTTATTAAAACTTTATATTCTTGAGTAGACATCAGAAATCCTAACAACATCGTCCAATTGAGTAGTTGATGATTCTAAATAAACACAATCTGTAACACCTTCCATTCTATGAATCATATTGTTTTTGATAGTTACAAAATCTCCTTCATGATAGTTTTCTTCTTTAATATTTTCTAAAGATTCTCCAATATAAATTTTCAAAGCTCCGCTTAAAACATATATTGTTTCGATTTTATCTACATGATATTGCATAGAACATTTGTGTCCACATTTCATATACAATCTTTTAACGACATAAAAATCATTTTTTTCTAATAACTCTTCTTTACCCCAAGGTTTTTCAATTATTTTTATATCAGATTTCAACATTTTCAATACCTACATTTCTATCTATATTTATACCAAACGCAGTATCCAAAACAGAATCTACCTTTCTGTCATTGATTAAAACTCTATTGCCATTACTAAGACCCATAATCAACAAATCGTAAAATATACCAGCTTCTAACAGTTGTTCTTCTGTTCTTTTTCTAGTACTTTCTCTTCTTCCTGTTGTTAAGATAATTCTATAACCTTTTTTGTCCCACTCTTTTAATTTTTGTAATGTTCCTGGAAGAAGAATTACGTCACCATTTATTTTGTGTTGTTTTGAAATATCACCTGTATGTTTAAGAAGAGTCCCATCAATATCACAAAAAATTGTTTTCATACAGATTCCTCCAAAATTTTATTCCATTCAATAGACAAAGAATTATACATACCTTGATTAAAAACATCTACTGTATTATATACTGGATGAATACAATTAGCATTTCGCACAAACAAAACATTCTTATCAAATTGTTTCATATAAAGATTTAAAGGAACTTCGTCATATTCATCTCTATACAAAGAACCATTTGTTATAATCTTTTTCCATTCATCGGTTTTTATAACAAACAACGAATTACAAATATAAGGAATTTGTTTTGACTCTGTATAATATTCTTGTTTTTCGTATAATTTTTGTTTTTTGTTTTTGATTACATTTAATAGAAAATTTTGAATACTAACATTTATTCTTATTGGATGGATTCCTTTATAATAATGATCTAATTGATTTACTTTATCATAATATTCATTAGCACACCAACGCGATTTGTTATAATTTAACGAAGAATAGTTTGCTCCCCATAAATTACAAACATGTGTATCACAAAACATTTTAAAAATATTTTCTTTTTCTTCTGGACAAAAATCATCAACAAACATTTCGGTGCTTGGGATTCCTGTAGATAAAATAGGAGATAGTATAAAATTCTCATCAGAAATCAAATTTAAATTGTCTAATACATATTCTAAAACATGATGATTCATAAAAATATCTTCATCAATTTTCATAGAATAAGCATGATGTAAATTTATAGCATAGTTTATTTTTGTAATATAATTGTGTGTTCCATGATTAACAATTTCATAATTTATGTCTTTAAGAATATCTTTTACATAATCGTTGTCAATATTATCATGAATATAAATCTTAAATTTGTTTTTGTATTTTTCGTTTGTCTTAGAAAATTCTTTCAACGTATGTAACATCAAATATCTTCTGTTGTGTGGTAAAAAATTAATCGCTAGATCCATCAAATTTTCTCCAATATATTGCTCACTATATTTAAAATATTATAATCTACCATGATTCTTCTTTTTTCTTCTTTGATATCTTTTACATAATCTTTCCACAAATCATTTGATATGACATCTCGAATCACATTGAACGATTCTTCAAAGTTTTCAAGATTAAGTTTTATGAAAGAATTTGGGTTTATGAATTTTTCTATATTAGGACAACCACCATAAAAAGTTAAACATTCGCAAAAAATTCCATCCAAAAGTTTTTCTGTAAAGTAATTATTTTCTATATCGTTTTCATGATTGAATGTGTATTTATAACCAATCAAACCATCATATTTATTAACCAATCTTCCTTTATAATTTTTATCATTTGTTGGAAATCTACCAAACAAATCATATTCAATTCTATCACACATATACTTTATAAAATTATTTCTAATAATATGCCCAGATAAATTATTAAGATTTGAATTTATAACACTAAAATTTTTATTCTTTTGAAACATTTCTTCATTATTTAATTGATCAAAAGTTAAACCATGATACCAAAGATCTACATTAAAATGATTTTCGGTATCATGAATATAAAGAAATTCAGACTCAATTCCCTTATAAAAAGTAGAAAGATTATCTCTTGTGCTTTTTGTTTCGCAATTAAAAACTATTGTTCTAGATCTATCATAATTTTGATGAGTAGGACAATTCAATATGACAAAAATATCATAATCATCATCAGAAACAACTTTAATATTTTTCCATATATTTTTGTTATTTGGTGACATAGATAAAACTTTATAGTATATCTGTTCGTCTGCTTCAAAATTTTGATGAAACTTAACTCTGATCATTATCTAGCTCTCAATAAAATCTTTTCGATATCAGAAACATTCCACAAACACATAGACTTATCTGCGTTGGAGTTATTGTTTTCTGTACAACCCTCATTTATAATCTCTAATGGTTTTGGAAAATTGAAAGGAGATACCAACAAATTTAACTGTCTCCATTCACCAAAGTTAATATCATAATTAACATTTCTATTAACAAATGTAGTTGTCATCAAATATCTAATGTCGCTTGAAATAAGATTGAACAAAAATTTATATATAGATTGTATAGGAAAATGAACCAAACAATCTCTAACAAATATGACATCTGCTTTTGGTAATTTGTCGTTAATGATATCCAATTCCAAAAAACTAATATCATCTGTTTCAAAATTCTTTTTATTAGAAGATATTACATTAGATACAATATCACCACCAATATACTTAACATTTGTTTTATCTACAAACTTCATCCAATGAAAATCTCCACAAGGAGCATCTAAAAATGTTTTAATATCATGTTTCATAAAAAGTCTTGGAAGTTCTTCTATCAAAACTTTCGTCTGTTCTAAATCACTTCCAGGACCAGATTTACTAACACCACCCCAAGAATGATTATTATAAATGTTTGTGAAAATTTCTTTACTCATACCTATTAATGTTTCCTATAGAAATGTTTTCATTTCTCTTATTATCATTTATATAAACCAAATTTTTATTATAATTCGGTTGCCAATTTCCTTCATTATGATTTCTTTCATGATTCATATGAATTCCAACTGAAGTAAACGAAAAAACATCCAAACCAAGTTGAAGTATATGTTTGTGCATTTCATCGTCTTCACCACCCCAACCCTCAAATCTTTCATCAAATCCACCAAGTTTATTGTAAAAAGAATCTGTTCTAAAAGCACAAATACCACCAGACAAATTAAAAATGTTGACTAGTTTAAATTGTTTGTCTAATGTCCTTTCATTTGTTTTGAAAAGTTTGTCCGTCGCAGATTCATCATAATAAGAAACAACACCATTAAAAGGACGAACAACATCGTAAGTATCTAAAAGTTTTATTGTGTTGTAAATAACATCTTTGTCTAAAATTATATCATTGTCTGCTAAAAATACCTTATCGCTTTTTATGAAATTCCTGAAGCAATTAAATCCCCAAGCTCTATTAAACAAACCAGAATTTTTAATAAATGCATATTCAACATCCAAAGATTTGCACAACAATTCTATTTTCTTTTCTGTGTCTTGTTCAATAACTAAAACATTAAGACCTAAAGAACGAATATATTTGCATGTATAAATTAAATTTCTAGTTCTTTTTTCGTCACTATCTCTATGAACAATTACATAGTAAACATTTTCAAACATTGTAACTCCATTCACAATCTCTACAAATGATATCAGAATCATATGAGTCACACAACTTTATATTTTTAATTCTATTTTCATTTAATTCATTGCTAGAATATATATCTTCATTCAAATTACCAATCTTATGTTTTAGTAACCAATCAGAACAACACATATATAAATCACCATTTGGCAATAAAACATTATTGAAATATCTATTTTCGACACATCTAATTTTTCCAAGTTTGTGATGAACCTCAAACAAAGAACCACCTCTAGACATCGGATTATCAACTCTAACAATTCTATGATCTAGACTTTTTACATTTTCTCTAAACATAACTTCAGAGTTGTTAAAAACTTCTCTATTAAAACCAACACCATCAAATTCATGCATTCTAGTTTGTTCAAAAATCATTCCAGATTCTTTCAACTTCTTAGCTTTCTCTAAAGTAAATCCAACCAATGTAGTGTACAAAATAACACCAAAACCAGAATTGAAAGCGTGTATCATCATATCAACACTTTCATCATTAATAAAAGATTCCGAAAAACCAGAAAAATGAATTTTTGTTTCTTTGTTATTAATTTTTGAAAGGAAAAACTTAAAATCGTCTAGTGTCATTAATTTCTTAGTGTCTTTATATTCTTTCAAAAACTTAGTTTGTGGGCAATAAGAACACATATTCTTACACCCAATTTTAGTTGTTATTTCAATCCAATTCACAGTATTTTTCTCCATTTTTCAATTATTTCATTCTTAGACATGAATTCAAAATTACACATACCAGTACTATGATATTTAGTCCCAGTTAATTGACATTCCCCAGCAACATAACCCCAAGTTTCTTTAATAGAATTTTGATAAACATCAGTAATCATATCATACATTAATTGTTTACTCTCACAATATCCATATAAAATAACTTTATCAGAAATTAAAGATTTTACATGATTATTAAAATAGTTTTCATCAGTAACCTTTCCAAACAAATAAACTTTTTCACAACCATCTTCTAAAGCTTGTAATATAGATAAATGTGTTTGTTTATTATAATCTATAGAACCTATAACACCACCAATTTTAATATTGGATTTTTCATTAGGTTTAAGATCTTCTAATACATTTGGAATAATAATATACGATTTCTTTATGTTATGAAATTGCTGTTGCCATCTACTAACATAATGAACTTTTGAATACATAGATAAATCCTTTTTCCATAATGGATCTAAATCTGATTCGTGACAAGAATATATCATTTTTTTACAATTCAACTTTGGTAAATTAATAAAATGCCCAATTACAATATCACTCTTTTGAATATTAACTTCTTGTAAACTTCCAGAAGGACACTTATCAAAATGGTATGTATGAGGTGAATATAATTTTGCTTCTAAACCATATTCATTAAAAGCATTTACTAAATTTATATGTGCGGTCGTACTTCCACCTGGATTTCCCCATCCAGTTAAAATTTTAATCATATTTACTCCAATACAAATACATCAATTTCATCATCTTCATCATCTGGTGTAGGATTTTCTAAAGCATGAATTTCAAGCATAGTAATCCCAAGGTATTTAGAATCTATTGGATCGTATCTCATAAATTCTAAATCACCATATTTTGAGATTTGTTTCTGTAACTCTTTTATCAATTCACTTGCTTTCATTTTATCCTCGATTTATAATATTTGAAATACAATTTAAACAACTTAATACAATTTCTATTTGATGAGTTTTTAAACTATTTCTATAAAAATCTTCACCAAATCTTTTATAAGAAAATTCTATATCAAAAAATTTAGCGTTTTCATAATAATCTATATTTATATAACATCTATCATCCATAACTAACCAAAATTTAAAAGTCTTCATTGAACTATTATTAGAAAGTTCAAATTCATCATATTCAAAATTCCAATTATTAATACAATGCAATAAAACTTCTTCAATTAATCTTTGAGAAATTCTATCTTCAAATAATTTTGGAATGCTTCTAAAATCTTCACCATTTATATTTTCAATCTTCATTTACCAAACCTTATAATCAGAAATTACTTTTAAAGATTCTTCGGAAAGTTCTAAACCAATAATCTTTAACTTCTCTATAAATGTTTTAGAATTTTCATTAATTTCTTTGAGATTTTCACCATCTACTAAAAGATAATGAACAATATCTCCGGAATAAAAATTTCCACCAGAAGTAAAAGAAATGTTAAACTTTTCACCAATTGTTTCTAAACAATCTTCATAACTTTCATTCCATTCATCCTCTGTAAAATATTCAGCAGCAATAAATCTTTGAATGATTTCTTCGGTTAATTCTATACCAATTCCACCAACTCCATCATAATCAATTCCCATTTTTATCTCCTTAAAATTTTGTTCAATTTCTTATATGGTTTCATTTAACAATATCCATTATAATGTACATATACATAAAATACAAAATCCAACTGTAATAACACACATTATAATCATCCACAAACAAAACTTATTACTCATTTCAATCCAATCACCCATTTTTATTTCCTTAAAAGTTTGTTCAATTTCTTATATTGTTTCAATTCATCTTTTGTTAAATCTTCCAACCAATCTATAAAAACTATTTCTTTCAAAGTAACTTTTTTATATCCATTTTTAGTGAAAACATTTAACAAAGGATTTTCTTCATCATACTTTCCGTCAGTTAATCCAATTTCTTTAGTTTGTATTATTTCTACTATTTTCATCTCGTATTATAATCTCATCAAATGTAATAGTAAAACAACCAAAATCTTTTTCTATTAATACCTCAAATTCTGGATCAAATTTTTTTAGATAATCTATTAAATCTTTTACTAACATTTTTATATTTCCTTTTTACTACTCTTCACTATACAACATTATAATATTATTTCTACTATCATAATAACGTCGTCATTTTACAAAACCACAATTTTTACATTTACAAGAATCCGTTTTAAATTCACTCTCAACGATAAATTCAAACTTATTAAACCCAAACAAACAACATATAAAGTTAAACATCGTCAACATCCTCACCAAATAAACAGTTCAAAGTATGTAAATCCGTTTCCCATTTTAATATTAAATTTTCAGATATTGCATTAATATTTCCAGTATCTGATATTAAAAATTTACATCCATTTGTAACTATACTTTCTGATTTCCCAGATTCATTATAAACAGAAATTTTATCTTTTAATATAGATGGATATGTTCCAGAAGCTTTATAAACTTTAGAGCCATTTGGAATATACTTTGCTTCAATTAGGACTGTCAAATTCATTTTATATTTCCTTTAGATTTACATTTACAAATCTTTTTACCACATCCTAAGCAAAGACCTTCTAATAATCTTTTAGTTAATTTAGAATTTGCTGGTGAATAAATTCCAATATCTTCTCTTCCAAATTGATGACTTAATTCAAATCTTAAACTTGATCCAGTAGTTCTTGGTTTTCTAGTCTTCATATTAATAATCTATTTTATTTGCAATCATTCCTTTTAATACTCGATTTTTAAATGGAGTGTCTGGAATAAAATTACTTTGTTTAATATCTTTTTTACAATTTTGTATGGCTTCTAATTCATCTTTACCATAATAAATACCAATCATTTCATCTTCATAACCGACTTCATATCTATTCATATTTCTTTTACCTCAATTCCTAAATTATATTCTAACCAATCTGCTACTAAAAATCTATGACAAAAATCGGTTTCTTTTTCATAACATAATAAAATCTTTCCATCAAGTTCTTCATAAACTTTCTTAGGATCTAATTGTGATAAAACTTCTGCATAGTAATGTTTAATATAAAAGTCTTCATCATGATCTTCTTTATACTTTTTGAAGAACCAATATTTCGGAGCAAGTTTCTTATATTCTTTACCAAAATACCATTCAGGAGACTTTCCACAAATAGCAACAGCATTTTCATTATAACCATTCTTAGAAAAATTACTAGTAAAGATCATGAAAAGATCCAAAACAAAATTAATAATCCTATCATAATTGGGAATAACAAAACATTTCCTAAAACGCTTTCTTCAAATTTTTTCATTAAAATGCTCCGCTTTGGATTCTAGAAATTGTATCTGAAATCATCTTATACCCTTTTTCATCTTCTAAAAATTCTATAGGACATCTTCCTCCCAAACAAGGAGTAGGAGAATTTATCCAATTTTTAACCCAAGACTCTACATCAAAGCCTTCTATATCACCAGATTCTAAAATTATCTGAGTAACTTGTTTTGTGATTTCTTCTGCATAATTCATCAAAACCTCATTTGAAATATATAACATCTATATAATCATTCGTGAAATATTTTTCTAAATCTTTAAATTCTAAAAACTCCTTTCCAGAAGCTAAAATAAAATCATTCACATCTTTAATCTTACCAACAATTTCATGATCTTTTAAAAATCTAGTCCAATTAAAAACTCTCTCACCATTTTGTAATAATTGAATAGAGTTTTTCTTACCCTCTTCATCATTATCTAACATATAAAATTTCTTCAAGTCTTTAATCTGTTCATAAACATTTTCAGACATTCTTTTACCAATCAATCCTACAATAGCTATAGAATTTTTTACAAAGGATGAATCAATCGGACCTTCTACAATAATTACAGGAAGACTTTTATCTATATTGAAAATGTTATATATAGCCTTATCACCAACTCTTCTATTTAAATATTTTGGTTTAGAGTTTAATAAAGTTCTTCCTTGATAATAATAAATTTTATCTTCAGCATCTAGAAAAGGTATAATCAATCTTCCTTGAAAAAATCCACCAGTTGCTACAAAAAATTTCTTCCAAACATTTTCAGATAGCTTTCTAGAAACACAATATTCTATAGCAGTTTGAAATAATTCTCCTTCACCTTTTAGAATAGGAACGAAAAATTTAACATCATCTTTTTCTTCAATCTTTTTTTCTACATATTTTACAGTTTGCTTCTTAGGAGATTTTTCACAAAAGTTTAGAAAAGATTCTCTACGATATTCTGAATACATTTGTGGAAAAAATTCTTTCAACCAATTTTGTCCAGACTTTCCAGAATTTAATACACAACTTGCTTTATGACAATATATCGTAATCCTATCATTATGTTTGTAACTATTTTTTAAAACATATGCTTTCTTATCTCTTCTATTATTTTCACCACAACAATTACACTTAAAGTTTATATAATTTCTAGAATGATGAGCATTTGTATCAAAAGATTCTATAGCTCTTTCTACAAACCTTAATAAAATTTCTGGATCTTGTTCTAACATAAACTTATAATAACACCTTTAATTTGTTTTGTCAAGCCTTTCTCAAATTAAAATTAAAAAAGCTCCAGATTTCTCCAGAGCTTTCCAAAAATTAAATTTCTAAATTATCCACCCAAAAGGTTCTTCAGAAATTCCTTGTCATCGTCTTCATTAGTTGCTGCATACTTATCAGAGCTTGTTTGAGCCATAGTCTTTTCAAACCCATCGGAATGTTCAACAGACTCGTCAGAACGTCCTAGAACCCTGTTTAAACGCTCCTGGAGAGCACTGTATTCCTTCTGATCATCGAAAATATAAGGCTTGAGTGGGATAAGATTTTGCTCAACCTTTTCTTCAATTTCTTGTTCTGTAAAAGGCTTCTTAGGATCAATTCCAATCTTTGTAGGAACGTCTACCCAAGTTGAGCCATCATATCTAGGAACAGTATAAGAATATTCTTCTCCATTTCTCTTTTCCTTGATAAGAGTTTCAGAAATCTTAAGTTTAAAGTTAAGACCTTCTTCATAATCAAAGATATTTACAGGAGTTGCACCAAGTTCCTTATCCTCTTCTGAAGGAGCCATCTTATCCTTAATCTTCTTGAATAAACTCTTACCAAGCTTTAGTACAAAAATCTTTCCATTATTTTCTGGAGTATTGATGTCATTGATGATAAGAACATTTACATAATATGAAACTTGATGGAAAAATTGCTTCGCAACTTCCTTGTCACCATTTCTCCAAAGCTTCGTTCCATATTCACACACAGGACACTTATTAGTCTTAGACATAGATTGAGGACACTTTTCTAAAAGAAGTTTCCCATTATTCTTATATGAGTGATGAAATACTTCTGCGTAAGGAAGCTCAATATCTCCTACAGGTGCTGGAAGAAATCTTAGAAGAACTGTAGATTCTCCATTCTTTGCCTTATACTTGTAAAGATTTGCATCAACCTTCTTTTCGAAAGCAGGCTTCTTACCAACATTTGACATTTCACTTGCAACATTTTCCCAATTAATTTTTCTTACTGCCATGATTAGTTTTCCTTATAGTTTTGTAATATTTCTTTTATTATTTTAGAAATTTTTACTAGTTTTTTGTGTTTTTCTGTCTCGTTTTCTGATTCAATAAAGTACATACAATACTTTACCAAAAAATGGATTGAAATTAGTCCCTTCTCATAAAAAGAAGATATCAAACTCTCTCCATTATTATTTATATCGAAAAATATCTGAGGGTCTTTAACACCTGAACTCTTAGATACTTTCAAAATGAATTCTTGATCTTTTACAATCATTTCAGTCATTTCTATTCTCGATATCTTTTTCACATCTCTAACATTCCATAGACTGCAATTTTCTAAAAATTTCTCATTCTTTAATACATTCTCTAAAAAATAAAGTTGAAAATCTAGTTCTGTAAAATGATTAGATCTGTAACATGCATAAAATTCCGTAAGTTTTTTAACAATCCACGGAATACTTCTTTTTCCAACAATTCCTTTTTGAAAATCCCATTTTACTTTATATCCATCTAATGCTTTTTTTACTTTTGTATAGAATATGTAAAAATGATCTAATTTAGCTTCTGTCATTCTTCCTCAATCAATAATTCTAATTTGCTTCTTTTTTGTTTTCTATGATACTTTATCTGCAACTCTTCTCTTAAAATAAAATAATTTTCTTCATTTAAACATTGCAAAACAGACTTATAATCAAACCAATCTTCTTCTAAAAACTGTACCATATCATGCATTAAAATTCTATGTTTCTCATACATCATCTTAATGAATAAATTAAATCTATGAAACTGCTCATTTCTATTTCTCTTACCATTAGAAACAATATCTAAATCTAAATTTTCTAAAGAAAGTTTATCGAAAAATCTTGTCTTCAAACATGATCTCACAATATCATTCTCAGTATTCTTTTCGAAATTGTTCTCACGTTTTGGTGTAAGAGATGGTTGATAAAATTCTGTTAAATTGTCCATAATTGTTCCTTATTCTATTCCTGTAATTTTCTTTCTTTTTTCATTTACATTTGATTGCATCGTTTTCAAAACTTCTACAGCAGCTTCATCTACAACTGATTTTGGCTTGTAAATTTCTTGCTTACTTAATTCATCTTCCAAATCAAATATCCTCATTTTCGGATAATCTACACCAACATAAAATGAAAAATTTGGAGTGCCATATCTATTCTTCAAAATTGTTGCTTTATATTTTCCAGCTTCTCTCAACTCATCTGAAGAAGTTAATGCAAATAATAAATCTAATGTATGAAGAATTTTTGAACTTTCGGCAATACTGTCAATTTCGATGTCAATTTTTGTCATATTTCCTCTGTTGGATTGGTAGGCCGTCCATACTGGAAATGAATGTTTTTTAGCACATCCTCTCAATTCTTGTGAAATCAATCCTAGTTCATGATAAGAATTTACATCTCTCATTTTAGTATTTGTACACATCAATGCCATATAATCTAAAACTAAGACATCAAACTTTATATTCTTCTTTGTCTGGAATTCTTTAACAATCGCATCAATTCTATTTGCTGAAATTGTTTTCTCTGGATACTCTACAATATGTAAATTTGCTTTAATTCTATTCTTTAATGTTTTGTAATATTCTTTATATTGAGCTTTAGAAAGATTCTTTAAAGATGAGATTTCTATATCAAATAAGTTAGCTAAAATTCTTTCTTGAATCTTCTGCTCACTCATCTCTAAAGTAATATATAATACATTCTTGTTCTGTAAAATAAAATTACATGCTAAAGAACATAATGCTAAACTCTTTCCTACACCAGTTCCAGCCAAAATTCCATTCAAAGTCTTCTCATGACATCCACCATCAATTAATCTATCCAATGTCTTTATATTAGTCGGTATGAAATTTTCTTTATTGTGAAGCTGTTCAAAAAACTTATCTTCATCATCTATTAAAGAAGTTCCAATATTAGTATCAAAAGTAAATGATAATGCATTCAATAACTCATCCGGTAAATCCTGCATCTCATTAGAATCTTTATTTAACTTTTCATGAGATTCTATAATAACTTTTGAAATCAAACTCTTCCTGTAAAATTCCTCTAACTCTCCTAAAATAAATTCCTCATCATATTCAGAAGAATCAGTATTCATTATCTCCATCAAATGTTCATATAATTCATTAGATTTTATATATAACTTCATCTCATTAATTCTAGGAAAATGTTCATGACTCTTTATAAATCCTAAAATACTTTCAATAACCTGAGAATTCATTTGATAAAAAAATACAGAACTATCTAAAAACGGAACTAACTTTTCTCGAACTCTCTCATTATTAAACATGTACTGAATTAATAACTTCTCATATAATGCTTTAGTAAATTCTTCTTGCACTTATCGCACCTCTTATATACATATCTTACAATCTTTAATTTCAAGAGTCAAGACCTTTAGAAATTTAATTTATCCGATAAGTCTTTAATTAATTTTTAAGATCTAATATAAGGTCTATAAAAATTAAAAAATAGACCCTATATTAGAAATATTTTATTCTGGTTTATTCAAATCAATTACTACAGCATTTTTAATAATTTCATCGACTTCAGAAGAATCGAAATGAACTTTATCTTCAGAGTGTTTTCCAAATTGATATAAACATTCTACTCTATATTGAAAATCAGTTTCCTTAAAAATCCTTTCCCAAAATGCATCATCAACATCAACATCCTTTTCTAAAACCTTAAAAATTTCCCCACTAATTGATTGATATTGATATGCCGATGATCTTCCTTCTTTACATTTTTCAATAATACCTAATTGTAATGCTAATTCATCTAATCCAGACCATTTAGCAATACCGCCTTCAAATCTTACGGTAATTGGAAACATAGCATTATCTTTAATATCTCTACTCTTATACATCTTGATTAGAAATTTATAACCAGTATGTTCTTCCTTTTCCTTAAGTTTATTTTTACCAATTAGCCAAATAGTATTCGAACTATAGATTCCTCCATTTCCTCCTTTCGGCAAATCGACAGGATAAAAATCCATCGTCTTCATTGTATGATTAACAATAATACAAGGAATTCTTTTAAGATATAACTTTGGAGTAATAATTCTAAATAAACTAGCAAGCGATTTTGCTCTCGAAAGGTCTGCGACAGACTTTTGATCAATGCTATCTTCAACTTCTTTTTTTGAAGCAGCATTACCAATACTATCCACAAAACATATAACATCTTCTCCCAATTCCACATTTGTTAACTGATTTGCCATTTCAAATTTTAATTCCTCGATATTTTCGAACGGCAAATGTAGGATTTTGTGGGTTGGTACATCAAATTGTTCAAAATATGATTTCTTAGCACCAAATTCTCCATCAAAAAATAAACATACCGCGTTTGGTTTTGCTTTTAAATACGCCGAAATCATTTCTAGCGAAAAACTTGTCTTGAAACTTTTAGACGGACCTGCTAACATTGTAAGTCCACGTTCGATTCCACCATCAATTCTTCCATTAAGTGCCAAATTTAACATCGGAATTCTTGTCGGGACTGCTGGAATTTCATTTAATATTTCAGATTCGTCAAGTCTTGCAGCATGTTTTAGTGTACTATTTTTTAATAATCTTTCCATCAAATTTGAAGCTTTATTCAAATTGTTTCCTAATACTTTTTCTTTTGCCATATTTTTCCTTTATGTTTTATTATGATTTTTAGAAATGATCTAATAGAATTTCCATAGATCAACTATATTTATTCCTCTTCAATTAGCCTCAATAGTTTAGAATCTTTTAGGGTAACTTGTCCAAAACCTAGAGTATCGAAGAATCTTTGGGCGATATTTAGATACTGAGTGTTAAATTGTTCTTCATAATCTATAGTAAAAATTGATTCGAATTCTTTTGGATAGTTTCCTATAAATCCTATGATATTTGATTTATACTTATTATTTTCTTTTGTATAGATATATTTCAATTTAGTTCCATTAAAGATTTCCATATATGGTAGATTATTATCTTTTATAGTTTGGTTATAAATGATGGAAGCTCTATTATGAATTGGTGTATGTGGTTTGAAATTTGAATAAGATTGATCAAGTTCTATGCTATATGCATCATAATCTTTAACACCTTTTGGGGTAGATATTTCATTTATATTATGAGTTTTGAATTCATTAAATGCTTGTCGGATATGATTTAGCATATTTTGTTTATTTGGCCTTTCTCCTTGGAACATTATTTCACAAAGTTTACCAAGACTATCTTTAGAGAATTTACAAAGATCTGATTTATTAAGTTCGATTCCTGTAATTTTCACTATAGGTTCTTTATAGATTTTCTTTTCGTTTGCTATAATTTGTGTTATATATTTCTTTTTACATTGCACATATTGTTTTAGAATTATCTTTTCTCTTTTGAATTGAATAAGATTTTCTGTGTCATATTTTTCTGCAAATTCTTTCATAATTTTATTCAAGAAAGGCTGTAGGATTTTTTCCTCAAAGTCTAAAGTAAAATGTAGGAAATCTAATCCAGTATTACATGATATAAAAATTTCTTCAAGATTAATATAATTTGAATTATGTACTAAGATATTGTTTGCAAAAAAGTTATGATTATTATCTACTTCAATATCATAAACCCATTCTTCTTGAATTCCCAAATCTTTAATTTCAAAATCATTAGAATGTATTAAAGAAGATTTTATTATTTTATCTCCTTTGATTAAATCTTTTACTGATATATCTAAGTATTTTCCGTTACGTTCAATTATTATAGAATGATCTTCTGTAACTATAACTTCATCATTCATATGTTTGACTTTGAATAATCTTTTTTTAACTTTATGTTTCTTAATATATTTTATATCTTTATATTCAGACTTTTTAGTATCTTTATTGAATGATAATGTTTTTAAATTATCTACAGATGCTATAAAATTATCTTGAGATTTTTCTTGTTTATTATATGAATAGTTATCGAATATATCCTCTATCTTAATATCACCACTATCAGTATTTATTAAAGAAGAACCAGCGACCGAATCCGTATCTATAACCGAAATTTTATTCTTTTTTGTGATACTATTTTTAAAGTTGGGATAATGTTGTTTTGCAAATGTAGGAAATTCATTTATAAGAAAATTATTTACATTTTTTGCAACATATTGAATAATTTCTCTTCCCATTGATGTAATACAAGATCCATTATTAATATCAAAGAAATGAAAACTTTTTTCTAGAAAAGCCCCATAGATTGAGTTGATGAAAATTTTATAAATTAATTGTTGTGAATCATGATATTCAAATTTTTCTACATCTCCTTCTAATTCATATTTTGATGCCAATTCTTTGTGATACTTTCTTAGGTTAAACATTTCCGTAACAATTTCTGGAATGATGCCTTGTTCTTTTATATAATACAATCCATCCATATTTGTTTTAATAAGTCCTTCAATATCTTTTGGATAGAGTCTTTGAGTTTCTGGACTGATATTAAATTGTCTCATTAAAGAAGGATAAAGACTTGTAGCATCTATATTAATTGAGTATAGATAAAATCCTGGAATAGCTGATACGAAAGCTCCTTTAATTTTTTCATTTGAAGTAATTTCTTTTCTATTTGGGATTACTAAATTTCTTCTCATCAAGAATTTTTTAATATATCCTTCAGCAACTGCCACAGTAGAACATACTTTATTTGGAGGAGTTCTAGTAAGAGTATAGAAGTTAATTGCTTGTTCTATTAATTTCTTTTTCTTTTCAATTTTAGAAACTAGTAAAACGTCTTGAATATTATACTCTACAAATAAATTCCAATCTCTTTTCCATAAGTCTTGGATAGAACCTTCAGTATCTAACTTTCCTTCATTTACTTCTAAGAGTCCAATATAGTTTAGAGAATATGATGGTTGATTTACATATGTATATTTCTTATAAAGTTTTAGTAAATCAAAATCTGCAATACCAGGAATTTCTATATCACCATTATATTTTTTAATATGTTTATTCATAGGTGATAAGGAACAATCTAGATTAAGTCTTTCGATACGATTTACTATATAAGGAATATCAAAACCACCTAAATCACCACTCGTATTCCAACCAGTGATAGAGGTAACTTTTTTGTGTTTTAATATTTTACATAGATTTTGTATTAATTGTTCTTCAGATTTACAATGAAGGTAATTTACAGATTTATCTAATTTATTTCCTGTATATGGATTCAAGCCTAGAGTATAAATTTCTCCAGTTCTTAATAATTGAATTGTTACTAGATTAATTGGAAATAGAGCTTCTTCAGGTTTTGGAAATACTCCTTCTGTTTGAATTTCTATATCTATATTTGCTATAACGAATTTATTATAATCAACTAATAAATCTTCTTCAGGATCATATCTTTTATGTAGAAATTTAACTTCTTCTGATAGATCTGATTCGAATAATTTTTCCCCAGATTCTTTAAGTTCTTTTAATTTATCTTTAGACTTTGTGACTCTTCTTATTACAGGATCACCATAGATACTTTTTATAGAACTCTTTCCAGATTTATCTAAAACATAATATTCAATTTCATGATCAAATTCTTTCATTTCAGTTCTATCAGTATCCGAGTCATATTCCCAAAGATACATTTTGTTTTTCCAAGAGTCGTAATAAATGTTTTTAAACGTTCTCATTTTCTAATATCCTCATAATTGTAATAAAGGTATTTCTCAATCATATCAATTTTTGTAGATGGTTCTTCATTTTCTAAAAGTCTAAAACCAGCACTTTTTTTATGTCCGGCACCAAGTCCTAAAATTTCTAAAACTTTTCCAACATCTAGACAATCTTCTTTGGTTCTTACTGAGCAGGATCTTGATTTAGGATTTATACAGATAGTTAATTGATATCCTTTTTCTTCCATCAGTTTGTGACATATATCATTTACGAAATTTGTAGAGATAAAGAAACATGCATTTATAGAATCAAATTCATATATATCTAATTTTTCATAAGTTTCTTTAAATTGTTTCTTTCTTTCTAATACATAATCAATTTCTTCTTGAGTAAGTTTTGTATTTCCATTTCCAAACCTTCTTCGAAAATCTGATTCATACATTTTAAAATAAAGTTCATTAAAATATTTTGATCTTGGGTCTTGAAGTTTCCATAAATCAAAATCATCTATTATAGAAATTAGATCATTTAAATAATAAAGATCTAGATTAAATAACTTTTCAAAAAACTCTTTCACAAAAACTGATGCAGAATTTTTCGTGTTGACTAATAAATTTCTTTCAGGATTATGATATTTTACTGCGGATTCATGATGGTCTAATAAGAAAATTTTATCAGACAAATCAAATGTTTCTTTAAACTCTGGAGATATGTCTGTTAAAATCACACAATCATAATTTTTGAAATTTACAGTTTTTAAGAAACTATCTACTTCACCATATTTTAAAGATTTGAATTCTATATTTTTATAAATGTTTTGGAGTACTATAGAACAACCTACACCATCAAGATCAGCATGTGAGGCACTTAATATTCTTCCATTTCTATTTAATATTTTTTTCCAATTATCTGTTAAAGACATTAAAACCTCTTTCCATTAATCTGATTATCCAATATTTAATCAGGAATGTCAAGAGGTTTATAAATTTAATTAAGATGTGAGATTAAATTTCTGATTAGTCTGCTTGATTTAGTTCAGATAATTTCTCTACAATTTTTCTTGCTTCGTTAATGAATTTCTTAAAGTTCTTTTCCCAAGCACTATCTTCAGTATTAATTAATCTTTCCGAAAGAGTTATGATCTTATTAGAATCTACTGGTTTGAGAGAAATAGTCACAGCAATATCTTTTTCAGAATTTGGATAGATGTTACAAGAATAAGCCCCAACTCGTTTCACATCATCTAGTTTAGCAATTGCTGTTTTTCCTAAAGCATCTTTATTAAAAGTAATATATGGTAACTCTTCTAAAACTTCTTTCACATCTGGGTGAAAATCCTTGGAATCTGCTTCGTTTAATTTCCCTTCAACTAAAAATTTTAAATGTTCTGAAAATGTACTCATATTAAAACCTACTTCCCCAGACTTTAAGAAATTTAGTTTCTTCATCTGCAAATTTTTCTAAAGATGTTACAATTTTACTTATATTAGAAAGTTTGGATGTTGGGATTGTATACCCTTCTAAGTATAGATTATCTTCATCTAGCTTATAATTATAAATTTTTAGTTCAACTTCATCTTCATCGTCTGTAGGAGCTATTACAAGAATTTTTGAAATTTTAGAATCTGCAAAAACATCTTTAGAAAAAACTCCTTTACTACCGTTAAACTTAAAATTCATTTTCTTAAGTTCGTCAAAAGCTGTATCTGAAAAATCATTAGTAGCTTCGTTTAATTTTCCTTCAACCAAAAATTTTAAATGTTCTGAAAATGTTCTAGATTCTTTTATAAGTTTTTCACCACCAGGAATAACAACAATATATCCTATTGGAACTTCTTTAATAATTTCAGATTTTTTCATAGAATCAATAATATCAGAAAATCGATCTTTAAAATCAGAACCCTCATCTTCAAATCTTTTAATCCCATATTTTTTAAGTAATCCATCCAGAAGATCTCCAATATGAATAGCTTTCATTTTCTTCTTCATATGATCTTTAGAAATGTTAACAATATCTTTTTGTATTTCAGAAGTTTTCATAATAATCCTCTTTTATAATTATTTATTCCAAAGTTTCATCGGACATTTTGAGTTTTTCATTCTGCATTTATTCCATAATATACTGTCAGGAAACGCTTTTGAGGTGGGACAAAAACAACTTTTACAATATGCTAAATTTTCTTTTTCAATTTTCCATTTACAATCATTGCATTTATTCAATCTTTCTAGATAAGTTTTGAAATCTGTTCTTGGCCCAAATTTAGCAGAAAGATATGACCAAACATATTTCAAAACAAATTCTAATTTAGATTTCGATAAGTTTAATATTTTTTTCATGTTTATAAATCCTATTACAAGCTATATCAAAATATTTTTCATCATTTTCTATACCGATAAAATTTCTATTTGTATTAAGGCAAGCAATTCCAGTAGAGCCAGATCCCATACAATTATCTAATATTGTTTCATTCTCTTTGGTATAAGTTTTTATAAGATATTCTAAAAGTTCTACTGGTTTTTGTGTCGGATGAAATCTATTTGTTTGATCAGCATTACTAAATTCCAAAATTGTAGAAGGATATTTATCAGTATATATTTTTTCTAAATATTTTTTATCAGAAAGTCCTCCATTAAAAATTTCTGGAGTTTCATTCTTTCCTTTTTTAGCATGTCTTCCTGGAACTTTCACCATAATTGGATAATAAATTTTAGAATTAAACACGGATATATTTTCATGATATTTCATTGGTTGAATTTTTGCTAAAGGAAAATTGCTTGGTTTTTTCTTATCCCAAATCCAATCATATTTATAGTTTTTTATATTACTAACTCTAAGATTTGAAGAAAAAGGTTCACTGCCAAATAAAACAATAGCATGATGATCTTTAATTATTCTATTATAATGTTCCCATAATTTATTAAAAGGAATTATTATATCCCAGGAACAGTTTGTAGTCCCATAAGGAAGATCACAAAGAATCATATCAATAGATTTATCTTCTATATTTTCCATTTCTTTAAGACAATCATTTTTAAAAAGTCTAATCATTAGATTGAGATAATTTGAGGAATGATTTGAATAGTTTCTGGATCTTCATCATGATAAATTAAACCTATTTGTTCCATAACATTTCTAACATCTATTTTAATTCTTTTCATAGAGAAATGTTCAGGCACATCAAAAATATTTACGCCTATGAAATAACCATCTTCAATTTCTTCATTATCATAGAATTTTACATTTTTAGAATGGATCATAACAAAGTTTTTAACATGTTCATAATCTTTAAAATCAAATGCTCCTATGAATTCACTATAAAAATCTTTCAATTCAATTTTATCATTAACTTCTTCTAAAACTTCTTCTTTCAATTCTTCCAAAAATTTTGTAGAAAAAAATGTTCCACATAGACCGATTGGATATTGTTCTTTCTTTTTTCTAGCCATTTTAAATTCCTTTTTGAAAAGAGGTTGTGAAAAATTAATCTCACAACCTTTTAGAATCTATCTCTTAGAAGTAATTATCTAAAAGCATTTGAACATATTTTGGAGATTCTAGATATCCTCCAGAACGATCCATCCAGTCATATTGTTTCTTCATGACATTATTATATTCATCTATATTATTAGAAAGATTGAATACTATTTTTTCTATGTCTTCTACTTTACAATTATCAGTAACTTTTAATTCACAAATATCATAAGGAGAAGGTTTTCCATTTGTAAATACTGATCCTATAAATGGAACGCCAATTGCACACATTTCTTGATATTTGATATAAGATTTAGAGTAATTGAAATTGTTTCTTACAAGAGGTCCGATAGCAAAATCTGCATTAATAGCTTTTACACCAAGATGATATTGATAAGAATTTAACCAACCTATTACTTGAATTTTGTCTTTGATTCCTTCGAAAAACCAAGGACAATCCCCCATAACAACAAATTCAATTTTATTTTCAAGTACGTTTTTAATAATAAATTCTTTAAATGCATTTTCAAAATCTCCTAAAAGTCTTTCTTGGTTTGAGTAATGTGTTGGTGAACCTGTATAAACTATTCTTGGTTTTGTGATAGGTTTCTTAATTTGTTTTCTTTTAGTATTTCCCCAAAAGTACATAGGAATAGCATTTGGAACAATTTCTACTGGAACATTTACATCAAGAACTTTATTAATATAAAATCTAAGATATTCGCTTGTTACAGTAATCTTGTCCATAAGTTTCATAATTTCTACAGAATACTTTTTAACTGGTTCTGTAATTCCATGCCATCCAAAGTTATAAGAAGGAACGCCATCTTCTTTATCTCCACCTTGTTTCTCATTATGTCCCCAAATAAAATCATCTATATCATAAACCATTTTGAATCCATATTTTGGTTGGAGTTCTTTATATCTTAGGATTAGATTATAATGTTCTGGAGCCATTTGTCTTTGGAATAGAATTGATTTAGTTCTTGCTAGGATATCTTCTTGCCAAATAAAGATTGGTGAAATAATTGGCATAACTTGTTGTTCTTTTCCAAAAATAGCATTAAGATATGTCATAGGAAAAATATTTCTAATATGTCCACAACCAGTTGCATCAGATACATAAGACAATAAAATATTCTTTTTTACAGAAACATAATTAGAAGTATTTTGTGATCTTACTACTTCAACTTTTTGATCTTTAATTTCATCTATAGATTTTTTATAATCATTTAGGTTCATTCAACTTTTCCTCTTTTTTAAGTATTCTCATTATTTTCCTAAAATCTTTTGCTTCATTTAAGTTTTTTTCTTTAGCAATTTTTTGAATATTTTCAATCAATTTAGAAGCAACCATATTAGCAAATTCTTTTTTCTCTATATCTTCTTCTGTCTTTACTGGATACTTTCCCATAAATTCACCTCAAAAAGCGTTCTTACAATCATCATGGAGTTCAAATAAAAGTTTTAAAATATCTGATTTATTCTCAATAGACTGCTGTAATACATATTGTTCAATTAATTCTCTACCTGAAGTAGCAGACATTTCTACAGGAGAATCACCATTTAACATATTTATGGTCTTCTTATTCAAAGGAAATGCTGGTTCAAATTTCTCAAGCCTTTCGAAATAAGCATCTACTTCTTGTTCGTTTAGATTTTGATCTAACTTTACATATATATCTACATGATTATTTCGAATATCTTTTTCTTCTAATTGTTGTGGATAATAATACTTTACAAACTTTATAGATTCTCTATTTTCTATAAATTCTAAATCAAGGGTATCTAAGTTTAGTATAGAATATCCTCGTTCATCATCTATATCGCTTCTAGTAAAATGAAATGGATTTCCTGGATATATGATTTCAGACTCTCCAACCTTTTTAGAAGATCTTGTATGAAAGTGTCCTGAGATTGTTTTCTTAAATTTTTTGTAGAAAAGTTCTGGAGAAAGTCCATGATCTGATTCTTGATCTTTATGCATTAGAAAATTTGAAAAGTTAAAATGTCCAAAACAAACATCATGATTTTCTAAAGTTTCTAATTCTTCTAAGAAAACTTTATTATCAGTAATCCAAGGACACATAAAGATTTTTCTATTTCCTAAAGTTATAGATTCATTTTTTTCATAGATTTTTACATTCTTATAAAATTCAAATACTCTTAAAGAATTAATATGAATAGAACTTTTTAAATATGAATCATGATTTCCTACAAGAATATGAATATTAAAGTTTTTAAATTCATTATCAAAAAGATCTAAAATATGTGTTAAAATTTTATTATCTAACGCAATTCTATTATCAAAAAAATCACCTGGAATAATTATAGTATCAATTTTTCTTTCAATTAATTCTGGTATAAATTGATTCCTAATAAACTTTAATTGAGATTGTAGAAAAATTTCAGAACCTCTTTTAATACCAAAATGAAGATCGTTAAATATAGCAACATTCATTTCTTAATCTCCAATAGTATCATCACAACCATCAAGATTTTCTACATGTGAGATATTTACCATTATTCCTGTTCGTTTTTTCATAGATTTGATATTGAGGATAAATGCATTCCAAGATATTTGAGAAAAGTATCCAAAAGGATTTTTAAAGCTTACGTCATATCTTTCACCTGCTCTTAGACAATTATAAACAGCATCTGATATCATTTCTGCTTTTGTTGCTGAATCATAGTTACAAAAATTTGGTCTATGTAACATTCCTTCGGAGATTTTAAAAAATAGAATTCCGATCTTATTTTCTATTTTCTTAAGTTGTAAATTTTCTTCTTTAGTTTTTTCAGAAATTTCTCTTAGTCTATTTCTTTCTATAAACAGATCTAACATTTCTTCATTATTAAAATATCCAGCTTTCTTTTTTCTTTTGGTTACCATACATTTGTTCCTCTTTTCTATACTTATTTATCAATCTCGATTTTTGAGAATCCGTTTGTCTTTTTGATTTTAATGATTCTCGAATAGATGTCTTGGAAACTATCTCTATGGGAAATTACATAAGAGCATAGTTGATTATCATTTAAAGTTAGTTGTTTTATAGATGATAACATTTTTTCCAATCCATTTAGATCTGTAGCACTATCTAAAATTTCATCGAATGTTAAAAGATTACAATTCCAGTTTGAGATTGTTTTTGTAGTGCTTATGAAAGAAAGTAAAATTGCAATATCTATTCTTTTCTTTTCACCTTCAGAAAAACTATTATAGGAAACATCTTTATCAGAAGAGCCTATGATTGAAATTGTTTCTTGCATTGTTTCATCAAAAGAAATTGCAACAGGAAGATCGAAAATATTTAAATATTCATTAATCTTATTATTTAAAATTGGAACGAGCATTCTGAAGAAGAAAGATTTAATACCATCTTCTGAAAGCATCTTAGAAACAATTTCATAATTCTTTTGATCATTATTTAAAGTAGTAAGTTTTTTAACATCTTCTTTATATGTTTCAATTTTATTTGAATATTCTTCTTTAATATTTGTAAGATCTATTTTCAATTCTCTAGATTTTACATTTTCAATTTGTTTATCTAAGTCTAAAGAAGTTTTTTCTAAATTTGAAAGTTTTATTTTAGCTATTTGAATATCATTTTTAGAATCATCATAAATCTTTTTAACTCTTCTTTGTTCAGATTGTTTTTCATTTATCTTAACAAGTTTTTTCTTATTTGTTTCAATTTTTGTTTCTGATTTTGTTATGATGTTATTAAGTTTTTGAATTTCTTCTGTCTTATGTTCTTCTGTAATATCATGAGAGCATAGAGGACACTTTCCACCTTTTTCTAAAAATTTAATTTGAGATTTCTTTTCTTTAATAGTGTTTTCTTCAATCTTAATATTTCCAGAAGCTTCAATCTGTTCTTTGGAGTAATCATGTTCATCTAAAGAAATTTTGGAAAACTCTTTTATTAAAGTTTCTAAAGAAGAATTAATCTGTGAAATTTGATTTTGAATATCATCTTTCTTAGTTTGTAAAATATTAATTTCTTCAATCTTCTTTTCATCAAAGTCTTTCATAGAATTTTCAGTATCATCAATTTGTTTCTTTAAAGTTATTATTAATGATTCTACATTTTTTATAGAACTTTGATAAATTGTTTTGTCAGTTTTGATTGAATTTAATTTTGCTCTAGCTTTCTTCAACATTTCTCCGAAGACCTTGATAGAGAAAATCGATTCCATAACCTCTCTCTTTTGTGGTAAGCCTAGAGAAAGGAAAGGACGATTAGTGTTTGGTGCAAGTGCTATGATAAGTTTAAACAAATCATAATCAATTCCCAGAAGCTTTGTAATTTCTTCTTGATCTAATAGTTTTGAAGAAGCTGATTCTAAAGCTTTATCAGAACCATTTTTATATATGAATAACTTTTGTGGAGCAAGTGTTCTAACAATTTTATAAGAATCTTTTCCATCAATTTTAAAAGAAAGTTCTGTATAAAGATTTTTCTTATTCTTTCTATTGATCAATTCATTTAACTTAACTTGTCTATAAGGTTTTCCATAAAGACAATAAGAAATCGCATCTAGTAAAATTGTACTTTTTCCTAAACCATTTTCAGCAGTAACTAAAGATAATCCTGTTTGAAAATTAAATTTTGTTTCTGAATTCCCATAAGATAAAAAGTTCTTGACGATGATATATTCAAATTCTATGTACATGTTCTAACCTCTACTAATAGTATCTTACCATCTTTAATTTGTATAGTCAAGAACTTTATAAATTTAATTATTATTTTCATCGATTTTGGAAATTCTCGTAATAAATAATTTTAATGGATCACTTGAAAGCATATAACGAAATAATTAAATCAGCTAAATTAAAAAATAGATCTAGAAAACTTGGTTATTTTGAAAAGCATCATATCATTCCAAAATGCATGGGTGGGAATAATTCTAAAGAAAATCTAGTTTTATTAACAGCAAAAGAACATTATATTTGTCACCATCTTTTACATAAACATTACAAAAATGAAAAATACTTATTTCTAGCATATCATTTAATGACATTTTCTAAAAAAGACAATCTACAAAAAATTACACCAAAACAATATGAAAAACTTAGAGAAGAAAATTCAAAATATAACTCTGGTGAAAATAATCCTAACTACAAAAATGCTTTAAATTTGTCTGGAAAAAGAAATCATAAAAGTAAAATGGTAAAAATTTGTGGAAATATTTACGAAAGTTTAAGAATTGCTGCAAAAGAACTAAACATTCCAAAATCAACTTTACATAGATGGATCAATAAAAAAGAAAATTTTTCATATGTTTGAAATTAAATTTAAAAAATACTTGACAACTAAGATTAAAGATTGGAAGATACTATAAATAAATTTGAAAGAGTAAGTTAAGAAATTTAATGAATCTCTTGATCTGCAAGGATCGAATGGTTGTGATACTCTGAGGCGCCACTTCTGAAACAAAAACGTGGAAAAGAACCTCTGGTAAGAAATAAGCTTCATACTAAAAAATTGAAGATAAAGTTACTAAAGAAACTGAGTATCACAACAAGAATCAATTTTCGATGAATGTCGTTAGTTGCAATTCTTAAAGAAATTATGTTGTAAAACTCTATTTCTTTTTGGAGAAAACTGTAAAATTGGTTCTAGGGGCATGTTACTATTTTTCCTAATTTCTTTACATTAAAATTGAAGAAAATTTTGGGGACAATAGGGGCAACTGTATCTAAAAATAAATTTCTAAAAAATTATTCAATCAAAAATTAAATCAAACTCTTTAGATCGCGATGCATCGAGCGATATTGATCAAAACATATACAAATTGAAATAATTACTTTAAATAAAACTTTCTCTTAATACAAATAAATTTAAATGTTTTGTAGAAAAGAATTTAAATTAAAGAAATGTTTAAAATGAATTTTATTTTGTAGCGCAGTGGAAAAATAAAATTCTCTCCGCAGGAGATTGAATAATAACTTTAAATTATCATCATTTTGGAATAAATTAGTTTAATACTTTTAAATTTAAATATTTTCTACAATGCTCGTTGACTCGCATGAATCTCCTTTCAGTCGATTCAGACAAAATAAATTAATCTGGAAATAGATTCTTTGATCAAAATTTTATTTAAAAATATTTCTACAATTTTGATCAAGCTGCGCGAAGAACTAAAAATCTTCCTTACAGTCAGATTTCCAGTTCTTCATTTTCGTTAATTTTTAAGTTGAATAATTACTTAAAAGGAATTTTTCACTATAAATGATTATTATGTTTTCGTCTTAAGACAAATTGATATTAATAAAATTATTTCAGTAAAAGTTGGATGTAACTATAACTATCATCATTTTAATTATGCTTTCAGTAATAGATATTTTTATTCAAATTTTTCATTTTCAGAGTTTTTATCACTAAAGGAACAAAATTTAATTAAAACTGAAATAATAAAAGTTAATCTTTCTAAAGAAAAAGCTAATGCATTAAAGAGACTAATAACTGTTACCTACAATCTGCCTAAGAAGCCTTGTAATCGATCTAAATCAATTTTACCTAGAAAGTCTCCTTCAGAATTTGATCACTCTCAAAACGTCTCTAAACCAGAATTTGAGCATAACTTAAAATCTTTGAATGTTTTGAATCAAGTGTTAAATTCAAACTTTTCCAATCAAGATGAGTTCCTTCAAATTTTTGATCAACAACTTGAACAAACTAAATAACTCTAGAAGGAATTTAAACATGACCAATCAAGAATTTGAACAGATTAAAATTATAGCAGAGAAGAAATTATTTTTCAATGAAGATAATTTCCAAGGAAAGTTATCTGAAGTTCCTTTGATATATGACACTTTTCTGAAATTGTTTATAAAGGAACATAAAGTTTTACAGAATATGAAATTGAAAAAAGATATTAAGTATGCTGATTTATATAGGAATCTTAAATTTAATTCAGATATAAGATTAGAAAATAAACATGAAATAGAGAATCAAATGTTTTCAGATATTTCTTATCAAAGGATAGTTTCAGATATAAATGATCAACAGGAGATTGTAACTTTCTTAGAACAAACTTTAGAAAATGTTAAGAATCTTTCTTTTGCAATTAGAAATTATATAGATTGGAGAAAGTTCTTAGAAGCTGAAAGATAAATAATTTCATGAATAAGTTCAAAACATTTTTTACTAAAGAGACAGGAAAAGAAATTAAAACAAAAGATAAGACAGTTGTAGAAATTCTTGTACAAATTGCTGGAGAAATCTATTCACAAAATCAATCAATAGATCCAGAAACTTTAGGAAGAATGGCAGCAGATACTTATATTAAAACTGAATTAGAACAATTGAATAATAAGATTGATAATTCTTTTGTATATGTAGTAGAGGAAATTGGGCAAAAGTTTCCTCAAAAGATAAATAATCCAAACACAGATGAGGAATCTAAAAATGGGAAATAATATTAAGTCGCTTGTAGAAAATCTTTTAGGTGAAGAAGTTGGAATGCTTGGTATCACTTCAGTTAAACCAGAATTTACACAAACTGATACTGGTGTAGAAACTGTTGATCAAGTAGATGAAAAGAGTAATATGGAAGTTTTCGTAATTACTAATAATGGAGAACAAGTTTGGGAAGGTTCGGCAAAAGATAAAAGAGATGCTATTAATAGAGCTATTGCAGAACTCGGAGAAGAACAAGACAAAGTTACTTCTGGAAATGTTGTAGTAACTATGAAGAAAGAAATTAAAGAATCTGAATTATCACTTTCTCCAAAATCTTTTAGAACTCTTTACAATTGTTTTATTGCAGAATCTATGATAAATGAAACTGTAGAAATTGATGAAACTCTTGAAAAAAATGGTCTAATTACTGAAGGAAAATTAACATCAAAAGGGAAAGACTATTTGAAACTTTACCTTCCCACGATTTTTGCATCATAAAATACATCAAAATGCTAGTATTAAATTTTACTAGCATTTTTTATATCTAAAATTATAAATTTAATTAAAAATAAATCTGATAAATATTGATAAATGGAGTTTAAGAAATGGAAAATCTATTAAAATACTTAGAAGAGAAAGTAGAAGAGAAAAGATTATTAAACGAAGCTTCTGAAATAGAATTATCTAAAGAAGTTTTTGAATTATATTCTTCTGTATTTGAAAATTTATCAGATGCTTTTTATGATATGTCTAATAAATCAAATGTAGATGGAAATGGAAAAGTTACGGAAGATCTTAGAAAGGCCGAAGTAGCTATTCAAAAAATAAAAGCAAAGTTAAAAACAATTTCAGCAAGTAAGAATAAAGAAAAATTTGATTCTACTATAAAGAAATCTGTTGGAGAAATTGGAAATAGTTTGAAGATTTTGAAAGATAAAGTTGATAGAGATTTGGTTCCATCGTTTGAAATAGAACCCGAGCCAGAACTTAATCCAGATGTTGAAGATGAAATTTTAGGAGAAAAGTAAAAGTTACATAAATAATTTTGATGGTAGATTTATTCTACTTGTCTCTTGTGGTTCATTGTTCCTTTCGGATGACTTTTGGAGATTTCTCTGGGAGTCATTTTTAGTTTTATAAATAGTTATAGATGATAATTTTCAGAGTATTGTCATTGGTTCACTCAGAAGAACGGCGCAAAAAATCCTAGAAGTTTTACTTTTGGGATTTTTAATTTATGTTCATACTAAATAACTATATAAAACTTGAGAAAATATAATGAACAAACAAATTATAAGAATTACAAAAACTGATGAAGTATATTTCAAAGCGCATATAGATCAAACTCAATATAGAGAAATTTCACCTAAACTTTCTTTCTTTGCAAATAATTATAAACACCACCCCCGATACAAGCTTTCAATATGGAATGGCAAGTTGACTTTCATAGATCGTGAAGGAAATTTCCCGATAGGTCTTTTACCAAATTTAATCTTAATATGCGATAAATTAGGTTATGACGTTTCTTTAGACTTTGATAAGAAATCTTTTGGTGATAGTATCTCGGAAGAGACTTTACAATCATTTTTTGAGATTGTGTTTCCTCAAGAGAAGAATATTTTTCCTAGAGATTATCAACAAGAAGCTGTATTAAGGGCAATCAAAGCTGGAAGAGGAATTTTAAATCTTGCAACATCTTCTGGAAAATCTTTAATCATATATTGTTTAGTCAGATATTTAATAGCTAAGAAGAAAAAGATTTTAATTATAGTTCCAAATATTTCTTTAGTAGAACAATTATTTTCAGATTTCAAAAATGATTATGGTTGGGATAATGCATTTCAAAATGTTTGTTTAAATTACTCAGGGAAAGAAATAGATTTAACCAAAAATGTTTTACTAACAACTTGGCAATCTATCTACAAATTTCCTAGAGAATTTTTCGAAAAATATGATGCATTAATTGTAGACGAAGCTCACTCTATGCAAGGAAAGAGTTTATCAGAAATTGGAAAAAAATGTTTTAACTGTTCTTTTCGTATAGGATTGACTGGAAGTTTACCACAAAATGAAGCAGACTTACATACAGTTTTAGGATATTTAGGACAAGTTATTCATAAAATTAAATCACACGAACTTATAGAGAAAGGAGTTATTTCAAATATAAAGATTAATAATTTGATTTTAAAATATCCAGAATCTATGAGACATGGAAGATCTACATACCAAAAAGAAGTCGATGATATAAATTCATATAAAGATAGATATAAAGCAATTGATTATATTATAAGTCAATGTAAACCAGAAGAAAATGTTTTGATACTTATTACAAAAATTGATTATCTTAGAGAAGTTAAAATGTATATAGAATCAAAATTTAAACAAAGAAAAGTTTATGAAATTTATGGGGCAACTGATGGTGAAGCTAGAGAAGAAATTAGAAAAAGACTTGAACAAGAATCTGGAGCAGTTTTAGTAGCATCTTACGGGACATTTTCTACAGGAGCTAATGTGAAAAAACTTCATCATGTTGTTCTATTTTCTTCTTATAAATCTCAAATAAAAATTCTTCAATCTATAGGAAGAGGTTTAAGAAAACATGAATCAAAAGAATGTATGATTTTATGGGATGTGGTCGATAATTTAATTTACTCGGATGGTAGAAAGAAATTTAAAAATTGGACATATTTACATTGGGAACAAAATAGATTAAAATATTATGATGAACAACAATTCGAATATGAAAATTATTATTTGGAAATTTGAGAAGGATAAATAATTTCATGAATATTTTAGAAAATTATATATCAGAATTATTGAATGAAGATATTCCGGTAGGTCTTAAAAATAAAGAACTTTGGTTTGATTATTTAAAAGATAATTTTAAAAAACCAGATAATCTTTTTGTCACTTTCGTATATCAAGATAAAGTTGGTATAAATCCTAAATCTATATATGATACTCCAATTGGTGTTTATACATATCCTTTAGATTTTATATATGATGAAGAAGATGTTCCATTTAGAGGTGAACAAAAACCTAATAAGATTAAAGTTTTAAAACAATTATCTAATAAAGTTCTTTCAAATGAAATTAGTGATAGTGAATATGAAAGACAAATTAAAAAAATTGAAAAGATAATGAAGACTTCTAGTAATTATACTCCTGAGATAAAAACTGATCCAGAAAAATACATCAAACGTTGGGAAGATGCTGCTAGAAAACAAACAAATTTTGGTTCTTTATGGAATGTTACTCGTATGCTTTCTATGGATTATTATTCTAGAAAAAATTTTAAAAAGGTATTTGGTCCAACTAAAAATAATCCTGTAGCTTGGACAAAACTTTTAATAGATCTTGGGTATGATATTGTAATTGATTATGGTACTGGAACAATTCATCCATCAGAACCAACTCAAGCAGTTTTCTTAAATCCAAAATCTTATAAAGTTGTTGGTGAAGAATTTGTAGACACTGAAGCTAGATATCATAAAACACAAAAAAATACTGATAAAGGATTAATTGATACTATCGAAAAAGGTTATAGCCAAAATTTAATAGATGAATTGATAAAACAAAATAAAATAAAACTTTTAAAAATTTCAAATGATAAAGATTTTGATGCTTTGTCATATTCTATTAGAGTTCAAAATTTTAATTTATTTTCCTATCTAAAAAAATATTTTGAAAGAGAAATTGATAAACACTTTTTAGATTATTTTAATAGATCTTTAACATTTTTAGGACCAAAAGATGTAGAGAATGAATTTGTAGATTATTTTATTAAACTAAATCATCCAAAAATGTTCGCTCCAGAAATTCCAATAAACAAATTATTAAAATATATGAAAAGAACTACTACAGAATTTAAGAATAAAAAAGAGATAATTAAAAAATTAGAAAATGATTTAAATTTAGACGATTTAGAAAATAGTTTGAAAAAGGTTGGTGATAAATGATAAGTAATGTTTCAGATTTCATAAGTTATTTAAAATTAAGAATGGGTGCTCCTGTAACAAATATTGAAATAGATGATACTCAATTTGTTCAGATTATTGAAGACTCTATTCAAACTTTTCATAGATATACATATGGAGAAAGTACTTACAGAGATGCTTTAACAATAAATTTATCAGCAAATGTTTCAGCATATCAATTAACATCAGCAATTGATTCAGTAGTTGATATAAAACTTTCTACAAATAATGGTAGTATAAATGAATTGTTCACGGCACAGCATAATTTATTATATCCACAATTTATGAATGGAACTTTGGTCGGTGGAACTGGTCAAGGTTTAGCTGGTCCAAGAACTTTAGGTGGAATGAATACATTATCTGAATATAATATTTCAATGATTTACCTAAAAGAAATATCAGATTTTTTCGAAAAGAAATATACCTGCCAATTTTCTCCAAATACGCATATGTTAAGAGTTTGGCCGACTCCTGAAGTAGACTGTGTTGCGATGCTTTTAGTTTGGAAAAAAGAGGAAGTGCAAAGTCTCCTAAACAGTTATCATGTAAAAAATTTAGCATTAGCGAAGTCTATGATACAATTAGGATTTCATTTAGGAAAATATGCGATAAATCTTCCTGGTGGCGGAAATATAAATTATCAAATATGGTTAGATCGTGGAACAGCTTTAGAAGAAAAAACAATAAATGATATGCAGATGGAATCTTTTCCAGTTCAATTTCAGGTAGGTTAAAAATGGATTTAGAAAAACTTTTAGCAGAATTAATTAAAAATGGCGATAAGAAAACAATTTCCAATATAATTCAATTAGTAACAATTATTAAAGGAGATTCAGAAACATTATCTAAGATCTCTTCTTTATTAAATGTTATAAAAGAATATAAACCATCTATTAAAGAATCAGTTTCAAAACCAGTTCAAAAACCAACACAACAAGTTCAACAAAAACCTGTTCAGAAACCTATTCAAAAAAAAGTTCCTTTAGAAGAAATGAATGAAGAACAAAGAGCTAATGCAATTTTAGAAGCACATTTTCAAGCTGGTGGAAATTTGAAAGGAAGAGTTTCTTATGGAACAGCAGTATCTAGAGAAATTCCAGTAGAGAAGATGGTAGAAGATGGTAAGATTTCTAAAGAAGATGCTGATGCTATGTCTTTTGCGGATATGTTGATGTAAAATTATGGCAAATTATACTGAATATTCTGATATGCCAAATGCTTTCTTTACAAAATGTGTTTCAGCATATGATTGTGAAAGAGAGCTATATGATGTATTAGAAATGGAAGCATATAATAAGTTTGGTGTTCAGATGAGATATTATGTTTTAGACATGACTAATCCAGATATTTTGTTTGGAGAAAATAATAATTTGACACTTACTAGGGCATTTGATTATATGGCTTATTATGAATTACCAAATGAAGGTAGAACTGTAGGATTGATGGGAATTATAGGTACTGACAATTTTCCTATATATATTTCAATTATTCATTATAACTATGTTTCTCAATTTGACTCATCTGGAACATCTGGAATTTATCCTGCATATGAACCTAAAATTGGTGATATTGTTTATGCTAAGTATAATAAACAATTTTATAGAGTTAATATGGTAAAAAGAGAAGATGATATATTTTTACAAGGAAAACATACTTATACATTATTTTTAGAAAATTTCCGAGATAAAGGATATACATTAGGACCAGAACTTTCAGGACTTTCAAATGATCCAATTCAAACAATTATAAATGTAGAAGATATTTTTGATATAGATGATCAAATTGAACTAGAAAAAGTTAATTATCTATATCAACAAATTCCTACAGAATGTTCTCCAAGAGATCCGTTTAATGATTGGACATAAATATATTTAAATAGGATTTTATATGAATATTAAATTATCACTAGATAAACTTGCTAACGAAGTATTTTCTAAAGATTATGTTCCAAGTAAAAAGGAAGTTAAAGTAGAACCATCAATTAATATTAAAAAGATTGATGAGTCTGTTATTAAACCTACAAAAATTGAAAAGAAACCTTTGAAAATAACAGAAGACTTTGATGTAGACTTTGATTCAAGTGAAGATAATTCTCAAAAAGTTGAACAATTATTTGACGGATACCTTGGTGAGAAGAATTTTGATCCAAATCCTTTAGAATATGGACCAAATGCGATGTACAGAAAGAATGGGACCGTCTATAGAAAGTCTGTAGATAACCTCTGGGAAGTTTACTTAAAGGATGGTGCTCAAGGCCCTAGAGGTGTTGCTGGAGGGTCTGGTGTCGGTGTTCAAGAAGTTAAAAGAATTATTTCAGAAACTGTTTCGGTGTCTGGAACTGGAGCGTCTACTTGGGAACAATTGACAAATAAGCCAATAGCGTCTACAAATACTTCAGGAGTTTTAACAAGTTCTGATTGGAATAAATTTAATAATAAAGCTGATTTGAGTGCCGTATCTGCAACTGATTGGTCAAATTTATTAGGACCAGTATTTACACCAACATATAGTGCATCAAATCCTTTAGTTAATGAGCTATCGATATCCGCAGGTGTTTCACAAAGAATTGCTATTCCTTCTGGTACATATGTTAAATGTAAATTCACTGGATTTGGTCCATTTAGATACAGATTAGGAACGTCTGCTGCTGTTGCTGTTTCTACAGATTTATATGCAGAGGCTGGAGATTCTATAATATCAAATAAAAATTCAAATACACATTTAGCAGTATATGGAATTTCATATGGAACAGTTTATGTTGAAGGTGGATCAATTGGCTAGAATACATGATACTGTTTGGTATTTAAATTTAAAAGATCCATTATATGATGTTGTTGGTAATATAAGTATTTTACAATCATCTGCTGCTCCTATATATAAAGATTGTATATATATTTCTGCAACAAGTTCTACATGGCATGATGCTAAAATGATATATTTAAAAAATCTAAATATGATTTGTGGAAAACATATGACATTTAGGTTTTTTTATAAAACTTCTGCGCTTGTTGCAGATACTAAATTTTTTATAGATTTTACATCACCAACAACAACTGCAACATATGTTACGATAAGTGTGCCAAATGGAACCTCTGATTGGACAGAATTTTCTCAAGAAATACTTGTTCCACATGATGCTACAATCTCAAGATTACGAATAGTAGCATCTCCATCGACTGGTCAGTGTTGGTTAAATGGAATCAGATTTACATCAATTCTTCACAATAAGGCTCGACCATCTATTGATCCAACATTTAATCCTCCAGGATTTAATATGAGAGGATTTTATATGCCATCCCAATTTAGAGATACTTCTGGGGCATATCAAAGATTACGAACAAATTGGAATACTAATGTTGTGAGGTTTGGATTAGAATATAATGAGGGGTTTGATTTAGAGATAACTGATTTAGATAATGCCCAACAATATGACGCTTGGATGTTGGATAAACTTTCTAAATTAGATCTTTCCATAAATTATGCTAGAAATAATAATATAAAAATAATATTAGATATGCATACGATGTTAGGTGGAAATAATAGATATCCAAAATCAAATTTAATAGTAGAATATAATGGATTATCTTATGATAGATATATATATTGGTGGAAATATATTGCTAACAAATATAAAGGAAATGATACTTTTCATGCATTTGATCTGATGAACGAACCTGCTGATGCTTGGTGGCCCAGATCGCATGGCCCATCTGAAAAAACTTGGTGGGATTGTCAAGTAGATGCTGCTAGAGAGATCAGAAAAATAGATCCTACAAGAACATTAATTTTCGAAACAAATAATTATGCTAGTTGTTATAGATTTGACGGATTAGATAAATTTCCTTTTGATAATTGTTATCCGTCAGTACATATTTACGAACCGGGAGAATTTACAGCAAATGATTCTACTTTAGTATATCCAGGTCTATTAGTCAATGGCGAAGTTGTAAATAAAGCATTTTTCTATAAAATATTACAACCATTAAGAGACTATCAATTAGCATATAAGTATCCATCAGTATTTGTAGGAGAATTTGCAACACATAGATGGAAAAATTCTACAGCACAATGGTTAAGGGATTTAATTGATATTTTTGATGAATGGAATTGGGTGTGGTCATATTTTGGATATTGTGATGCAGATCAATACGGTTCTCAAGGATGGGCAGCTATAGATCTTCAATTAGATAATAGACAAGATATAGATATAATTGCAAATCCACCATCAGATAGAGCTTTGGTGGTTTCTGCATCTATGACTCAAAATACTAATCCATATCTATAAAACTAAGACTAAATACCTATAAAAGGGTTTTAGTCTTATGCCAACTCCATTAATGAAATCATTTGCTGAACAATCTGGAAAAAAGCCAAAAACTGTAGAAAAGCTTTGGAAAAAATGTGAGAAGATTGTAAAAAAAGAATATGATATAGATGAGAAGTCTTCAAGATTCTATCCATTAGTGGTTGGGGTCTTGAAGAATCTTTTAGATTTACCTCCTAAAGAAGTCAAAGAAGAAGATATGGGTGTTCAAAATATAGGGGATTATACATTTGCTCAAAAAATGCAACCTCCATTCACTAGAGAAATTAAAGAAAAAAAAGAAAAGAAATCTAAAAAGAAAAAATTAAATTATTCTAAAGTATTTCCAGCTTTTACATATGTTCTTCCAAATTATCAAGATCAAGATTTAGATGATATAATGTCTGAAATGTTAAACTTTTATTCAGATAGATTAGATGATTCTGAAGAAATAATTGAACGATCTATAGAAATGACTGCTAAATATCTAAAGATAAATATAAGTGAATTTGAATCGGATTAAAGGTAAAAAATGAATTTTTCTATAAACATCTTTAGTGATAAGTTTATGAAAGCTAAAAATCGAAAAGATGAACTAGCTGACGAACAAATATCTAGAAACTCTCAAGGAACTTCTCAAGAAGAATTGATGTTAATAGATGCTCAAAATAATCTTTACGCAAATAATTATTATCAACCCGCTGGAAATTTCACAGTAAACCAAGCTCAAGCGTTTAGATCAATTTTCTCCAATAAATTTCAAAAGATTTCCATATATAGAGAAATGTCCTTTTTCCCAGAAATTGTAGATGCTTTGAATATGATTTGTAATGAAGCTATAACAGCAGATGATAAAGGAAATTTTGTAAAGTTAAGAATTAAAAAAGATATTCCAGCAAGAGAAGAAAAACATATTAGAAAAGTTTTTGATTATATAGTTTCTGAAGTTCTTAAATTTGATGAACGTGGATGGAAAATGTTTAGAACTTGGATGGTAGAATCTGAATTGTTTGTAGAAAAAATTATGAATGATGAAGGTACTAGAATAATTGGTATAAAAATTCTTCCAGCAACAAATACTTATCCAATATATGATGGAAATGTTATTAAAAAATTTGTACAAACAACTAAAAGGCGAACTTATAATGATGTTAGAAATACAAATACTGAAACTACATTTGAATCCAATCAAGTTTGTTATATCCATTATGATGATTATGTTCTTTCTAAGATGGATGTTAGAGGATATTTAGAACCAGCTATCAGAACTTGGAGTCAATATAAAAATTTACAAGATTCTTTAATTATCTATCGATTGGTCAGAGCGCCTACTAGAAGACTTTGGAACGTAGAAGCTAGTCGTTTACCTCCAGGAAAAGCCGAAGAGTTTCTAAAACAATTAATAGCCAAATATAAGAAAAATTATGATTACAATCCGGAAAAAGGAAATATAGATTCTTCAAAACTTTTCCAATCTTTAACTGATGATTATTGGTTTATTAAAAGAGAAGGTCAAGGAACAACTGTAGATAATCTTGAATCGACTATGAATATTGGTTCTTTAGATGATATCAATATGTTTAAAACTTCTTTATATAAATCTTTACAAATTCCTAAAAGTCGTTGGGAAGATAATATAAATTCAGTTACTACAATTGGTGCTCCAGGTGAACTAACTAGAGATGAATTAGATTTTTCTAAATTTGTAGGAAGACTTAGAAATAGATTTAAGAAACTTTTCATAGATCTTCTTTGTACACAATTAGAACTATCAAATCAAGTCGATGCTAAGTTTAGAAGAGAATCATTATTTGATATTGAATACTGTGAAGAAAATCTATTTGCAGAACAAAAGAAATTAATGAACATCAAATCAAAATATGAAGTTCTTTCTATGGCTACTGCTGATATGGCTTCTAAAGATAATCCTAATGGACTTTGGTCAAGAAGATATTTAATGAGAGAAATCTATGGAATGAATGAAGAAGAATATTTAAAACTTCAAAACGAAATCCAAGAAGAACTTTCAGAACAACGTGCAAATGAACCTGAAGAAAATGTTCCTGGTCCTGGTGATGAAGAGGAAGAAACTCAAGAACCAACTCCTAAAATTTCTCAAACACAAAATCAAGCAAACCAAGAGAAAAATGCTGAAGAAGAAACTGCACCAGAAACTCCAGAAGGATCTAATGAACAAATTCCTGGAGAAGAAGCTGGAACAAATCAAATACAATTACCATAAATATATTTAAATCATGGAGATAAAAATGGATTTTAAAAATCTTGCTAGTAAAATTATAGATGATGTTTCTGGTATTAAGTCTACAGAAACATCTAAACATGTTGAAGAAAATGATATCCTAGAAGGTTTAGATCTAGACTTTTCAGAAACAGTTTCTAAAGATCTTTCTGAAGATTTTGATTTAGATATTGAAGACGAAATTCCAGAAGAACGTTCTCAAAAAGTTGAACAATTATTTGACGGATACCTTGGTGAGAAGAATTTTGATCCAAATCCTTTAGAATATGGACCAAATGCGATGTACAGAAAGAATGGGACCGTCTATAGAAAGTCTGTAGATAACCTCTGGGAAGTTTACTTAAAGGATGGTGCTCAAGGCCCTAGAGGTGTTGCTGGAGGGTCTGGTGTCGGTGTTCAAGAAGTTAAAAGAATTATTTCAGAAACTGTTTCGGTGTCTGGAACTGGAGCGTCTACTTGGGAACAATTGACAAATAAGCCAATAGCGTCTACAAATACTTCAGGAGTTTTAACAAGTTCTGATTGGAATAAATTTAATAATAAAGCTGATTTGAGTGCCGTATCTGCAACTGATTGGTCAAATTTATTAGGACCAGTATTTACACCAACATATAGTGCATCAAATCCTTTAGTTAATGAGCTATCGATATCCGCAGGTGTTTCACAAAGAATTGCTATTCCTTCTGGTACATATGTTAAATGTAAATTCACTGGATTTGGTCCATTTAGATACAGATTAGGAACGTCTGCTGCTGTTGCTGTTTCTACAGATTTATATGCAGAGGCTGGAGATTCTATAATATCAAATAAAAATTCAAATACACATTTAGCAGTATATGGAATTTCATATGGAACAGTTTATGTTGAAGGTGGATCAATTGGCTAGAATACATGATACTGTTTGGTATTTAAATTTAAAAGATCCATTATATGATGTTGTTGGTAATATAAGTATTTTACAATCATCTGCTGCTCCTATATATAAAGATTGTATATATATTTCTGCAACAAGTTCTACATGGCATGATGCTAAAATGATATATTTAAAAAATCTAAATATGATTTGTGGAAAACATATGACATTTAGGTTTTTTTATAAAACTTCTGCGCTTGTTGCAGATACTAAATTTTTTATAGATTTTACATCACCAACAACAACTGCAACATATGTTACGATAAGTGTGCCAAATGGAACCTCTGATTGGACAGAATTTTCTCAAGAAATACTTGTTCCACATGATGCTACAATCTCAAGATTACGAATAGTAGCATCTCCATCGACTGGTCAGTGTTGGTTAAATGGAATCAGATTTACATCAATTCTTCACAATAAGGCTCGACCATCTATTGATCCAACATTTAATCCTCCAGGATTTAATATGAGAGGATTTTATATGCCATCCCAATTTAGAGATACTTCTGGGGCATATCAAAGATTACGAACAAATTGGAATACTAATGTTGTGAGGTTTGGATTAGAATATAATGAGGGGTTTGATTTAGAGATAACTGATTTAGATAATGCCCAACAATATGACGCTTGGATGTTGGATAAACTTTCTAAATTAGATCTTTCCATAAATTATGCTAGAAATAATAATATAAAAATAATATTAGATATGCATACGATGTTAGGTGGAAATAATAGATATCCAAAATCAAATTTAATAGTAGAATATAATGGATTATCTTATGATAGATATATATATTGGTGGAAATATATTGCTAACAAATATAAAGGAAATGATACTTTTCATGCATTTGATCTGATGAACGAACCTGCTGATGCTTGGTGGCCCAGATCGCATGGCCCATCTGAAAAAACTTGGTGGGATTGTCAAGTAGATGCTGCTAGAGAGATCAGAAAAATAGATCCTACAAGAACATTAATTTTCGAAACAAATAATTATGCTAGTTGTTATAGATTTGACGGATTAGATAAATTTCCTTTTGATAATTGTTATCCGTCAGTACATATTTACGAACCGGGAGAATTTACAGCAAATGATTCTACTTTAGTATATCCAGGTCTATTAGTCAATGGCGAAGTTGTAAATAAAGCATTTTTCTATAAAATATTACAACCATTAAGAGACTATCAATTAGCATATAAGTATCCATCAGTATTTGTAGGAGAATTTGCAACACATAGATGGAAAAATTCTACAGCACAATGGTTAAGGGATTTAATTGATATTTTTGATGAATGGAATTGGGTGTGGTCATATTTTGGATATTGTGATGCAGATCAATACGGTTCTCAAGGATGGGCAGCTATAGATCTTCAATTAGATAATAGACAAGATATAGATATAATTGCAAATCCACCATCAGATAGAGCTTTGGTGGTTTCTGCATCTATGACTCAAAATACTAATCCATATCTATAAAACTAAGACTAAATACCTATAAAAGGGTTTTAGTCTTATGCCAACTCCATTAATGAAATCATTTGCTGAACAATCTGGAAAAAAGCCAAAAACTGTAGAAAAGCTTTGGAAAAAATGTGAGAAGATTGTAAAAAAAGAATATGATATAGATGAGAAGTCTTCAAGATTCTATCCATTAGTGGTTGGGGTCTTGAAGAATCTTTTAGATTTACCTCCTAAAGAAGTCAAAGAAGAAGATATGGGTGTTCAAAATATAGGGGATTATACATTTGCTCAAAAAATGCAACCTCCATTCACTAGAGAAATTAAAGAAAAAAAAGAAAAGAAATCTAAAAAGAAAAAATTAAATTATTCTAAAGTATTTCCAGCTTTTACATATGTTCTTCCAAATTATCAAGATCAAGATTTAGATGATATAATGTCTGAAATGTTAAACTTTTATTCAGATAGATTAGATGATTCTGAAGAAATAATTGAACGATCTATAGAAATGACTGCTAAATATCTAAAGATAAATATAAGTGAATTTGAATCGGATTAAAGGTAAAAAATGAATTTTTCTATAAACATCTTTAGTGATAAGTTTATGAAAGCTAAAAATCGAAAAGATGAACTAGCTGACGAACAAATATCTAGAAACTCTCAAGGAACTTCTCAAGAAGAATTGATGTTAATAGATGCTCAAAATAATCTTTACGCAAATAATTATTATCAACCCGCTGGAAATTTCACAGTAAACCAAGCTCAAGCGTTTAGATCAATTTTCTCCAATAAATTTCAAAAGATTTCCATATATAGAGAAATGTCCTTTTTCCCAGAAATTGTAGATGCTTTGAATATGATTTGTAATGAAGCTATAACAGCAGATGATAAAGGAAATTTTGTAAAGTTAAGAATTAAAAAAGATATTCCAGCAAGAGAAGAAAAACATATTAGAAAAGTTTTTGATTATATAGTTTCTGAAGTTCTTAAATTTGATGAACGTGGATGGAAAATGTTTAGAACTTGGATGGTAGAATCTGAATTGTTTGTAGAAAAAATTATGAATGATGAAGGTACTAGAATAATTGGTATAAAAATTCTTCCAGCAACAAATACTTATCCAATATATGATGGAAATGTTATTAAAAAATTTGTACAAACAACTAAAAGGCGAACTTATAATGATGTTAGAAATACAAATACTGAAACTACATTTGAATCCAATCAAGTTTGTTATATCCATTATGATGATTATGTTCTTTCTAAGATGGATGTTAGAGGATATTTAGAACCAGCTATCAGAACTTGGAGTCAATATAAAAATTTACAAGATTCTTTAATTATCTATCGATTGGTCAGAGCGCCTACTAGAAGACTTTGGAACGTAGAAGCTAGTCGTTTACCTCCAGGAAAAGCCGAAGAGTTTCTAAAACAATTAATAGCCAAATATAAGAAAAATTATGATTACAATCCGGAAAAAGGAAATATAGATTCTTCAAAACTTTTCCAATCTTTAACTGATGATTATTGGTTTATTAAAAGAGAAGGTCAAGGAACAACTGTAGATAATCTTGAATCGACTATGAATATTGGTTCTTTAGATGATATCAATATGTTTAAAACTTCTTTATATAAATCTTTACAAATTCCTAAAAGTCGTTGGGAAGATAATATAAATTCAGTTACTACAATTGGTGCTCCAGGTGAACTAACTAGAGATGAATTAGATTTTTCTAAATTTGTAGGAAGACTTAGAAATAGATTTAAGAAACTTTTCATAGATCTTCTTTGTACACAATTAGAACTATCAAATCAAGTCGATGCTAAGTTTAGAAGAGAATCATTATTTGATATTGAATACTGTGAAGAAAATCTATTTGCAGAACAAAAGAAATTAATGAACATCAAATCAAAATATGAAGTTCTTTCTATGGCTACTGCTGATATGGCTTCTAAAGATAATCCTAATGGACTTTGGTCAAGAAGATATTTAATGAGAGAAATCTATGGAATGAATGAAGAAGAATATTTAAAACTTCAAAACGAAATCCAAGAAGAACTTTCAGAACAACGTGCAAATGAACCTGAAGAAAATGTTCCTGGTCCTGGTGATGAAGAGGAAGAAACTCAAGAACCAACTCCTAAAATTTCTCAAACACAAAATCAAGCAAACCAAGAGAAAAATGCTGAAGAAGAAACTGCACCAGAAACTCCAGAAGGATCTAATGAACAAATTCCTGGAGAAGAAGCTGGAACAAATCAAATACAATTACCATAAATATATTTAAATCATGGAGATAAAAATGGATTTTAAAAATCTTGCTAGTAAAATTATAGATGATGTTTCTGGTATTAAGTCTACAGAAACATCTAAACATGTTGAAGAAAATGATATCCTAGAAGGTTTAGATCTAGACTTTTCAGAAACAGTTTCTAAAAATCTTTCTGAAGACTTTGATTTAGACATTGAAGAAATTGAGCCTGAGCAAAAAGTTGAACAATTATTTGACGGATACCTTGGTGAGAAAAACTTCGATCCAAACCCATTAGAATATGGTCCAAACGCAATGTATAGAAAAAATGGAGTTGTTTATAGAAAGTCAGTAGACAATCTCTGGGAAGCTTATTTAAAAGATGGCGCTCAAGGCCCTAGAGGTGCTGCTGGAGGGTCTGGTGTCGGTGTACAAGAAGTCCGTAGAGAAATTAGCTCAAATCCTATAGTTGGAAATTTTTCAGCAGAATCTTCTTATGTAGCTTCTGAAAAACCAGTTCTTACAAAATATTCATTACCAACTAGATATCTAGACAGACCAATTAGAATTGCTACCTTCGGAGATAGTAAAGCTGATTGGGTTATGTCAGGGCCTTTGGTGAAAACTGATACTGAGAATTGGTACGTTCCAATAACTAGTGCGAATTCATCCATATTATTTACTAAAGACAAATTATGGTTAAAGCTTCGTAAAAATTATATTGCAGTTGCTAATGGTGGTCGTTCTGGACAATCAACATCTCAAATGATTAGTAGATCAAGATCAGCATATACAAACGATAGACGAGCAATACAAGATATAATTTCAAAAAAACCTGATGTTATGTTATTTAGAGGAAATTTAAATGATATATTACTATCAATTAATGGTAATAGTACTTATGAAGAAATTGTATCAGCCTCTAACTTTTATTTTAATCAATATAAACAATTAGTCAAATTAGTTACTGATTCTGGTATTCCAGTTATAGATACTGGTATTCTTGGATTTTCTAATCTAAGTGCTACATATACGGATATTATTAGGAATAGAGTTTTGTCATGTAGTATAATAAAACAATTAATTTTAAATGAAAGTTTATCCGACCCATTGTGGAGATTTTTGGATTGCGAAGGAACGATAGTCGAGAATTTCAGATTTTTACCCGGAATGTCTAATGATGGTATACATATGACAGAATATGGTGGGTTTAAGTTGTCTGAATTGGAAGATATCGAAATTCGAAAGTTGTATGTAGCAAATACATTAAATTTAACAATGCCATATGATACTATTAGAGATTATGCAAACTTTACAACTACCGCTGGTTATGCTAAACCACTTAATAGAAATATCAATTTAACTAATAGTTTAATTTTGTCATCATCTTCAGTAACTTTAGATAAATGGAATTTGGTATATGAAACTAGTTCTAATAGTAATACATTACAAGTATCTATAGTAAATTTTAGAGCCGAGGTTTTAAGTGCATTAACATCTGGTGATAATTTTTTTGTAAGATATAAGATATTTATTCAAAATACTAATGGTACTGCGGTCGATGATGTTTTATTTTCTAGACGTTTTAGACCATACACATCAGCAAATACTAATTATATCATTTATGAAGACACATTTACTAAAACTGTTAATGGATGGATTGATTATCTAGCACAAAATGCAATGCCAAATAATTCGTCTACGTTTGGAACTAGTACACATTGTTACTTTGCTATAGCTAATTTACCACAAGGAATTTATAATATAACTGTATATCCAGAGTATGTTTATAAATATGTAATATAACTTAATTTTAAAAAGCCTTTCCAAAAAGCCTATCCTAATAAGATGGGCTTTTCTTATAAATATAATTATGAAACTCCTAGAATTTCTAAAAACAAACTCTAAAGATCCTAAGATAAAAGAGATCATAAAAAGAATCCAAAAGAAATATAAAAAAGATTCTAATGAAACATTCCTAGATCTCCCTCAAGGAAAAATGAAATTCCCTAAAAATGTAAAACAAAATTAATAAATATAATTAAAGAGGATTTTAAATTATGGAAAAAAGACTTGTAGAACTAATGAATGAACAAGATTATGTAAATGCTAAACCTATTCTTGAAAAACATGCCGCAAACGTTCTCGTAAAATTGGTAGAAAAAAAGAAACAAGAATATACCGAATCTATGAAGAATAAGTTTGGCAAAAAAGTATAAGAAGGAGTATAGGAAATGACTCCTGGAAAACTATTGATAGAAATGACTGGATATGATGATTTAGAATATTTAACTGAAGGTCAGGGTGATATATCTTCCAAAAAATATTTCATATCTGGTCCCTTCATGGAATTATCTAAAAAAAATCGCAATGGAAGAATATATGAAGCCGAAGTTATAATACCAGAAATTAATAGATTCGTTAAAGAAAAAGTCAATACTAGACGAGCCCTCGGACGTTGCGATCATCCAAAATTGGAGTCTACGGTATTAGCATCAGAAGCGTCTCACGTTATAACTGAAATGAAAATTGATAATAATATTGTTTACGGAAAAGCAGAAATACTTGACACACAACCTTATGGTAGAAATGTTAAAGTTCTAATTGATGCTAAAATTCAATTAGCTGTCAGTACAAGGGGGGTTGGCTCACTCGACAGCCTGGGTAACGTAGGAAATAACTACAAATTTTTGACGGCTGACATAGTATCAGACCCTAGTTGTCAAATTGCATTTGTAGAAAGTATTTTAGAAAATCAAGAGTATATAATTCAAGATGATAAATTAGTAGCAATTAATATGGAAGAATTTAATAAGAATCTTTCTAAGAATGGTACCAGGAATTTATATGAAGATTTAAATAATTTTCTAAAAAGTCTCTCTAGAAAAATATAAAAAGACTTTAAATATTTCAAAAATGACCAAACTAAAAGTTGGTCATTTTTATTTTAATCAAGATATTCTAAAACTAATTTTATTTCCTATTTATTAATCTCTTTCCAAAAAAATTTCCCAGTATAAAAATTTATTTTTCAAATTGACTAAATATTTTCATAACCTTAATGGGGAGAAAAAGATGAAAGTATTAGATACATTTAAAGACTCGTTAACTCCTGAACAGTATGCTTCTATTGAAGAGTCTATTCAGAGTTTAATTGAGGAAAAGGCTAAGATCAGAGTTGAGATGATTGTAGAAGAGGAAAAGCTTAGACTTGAAGAACTTGCCGAAGAGTTTTGTGAAATGGAAGTCAAAAACCGTTTAGAAACTGAGAAGGCAAAACTTAATGAAGAGTATGAAGCAAAGGTAAAAGAGTTTAAGGAAGTTGCTACAGAACAATTACAAACTCTTGCTGAAAAATATGTTCAAGAAAAGATTGATGAAGCTGTAGAACTAAAGAATAAAGAGCTTGATGAAAAGTTTGAAGAAAAGATTCAATCATTAGAGGAATCAGTTCTTGAAAATCTTGATAAGTTCTTAGAGTTAGAAATTACTTCAAAGATTTCAGATGAGATTTTTGAATCAGTTGCTAAGTATAAAGCTCATGAACCTATTATCACGGGTATCTTAAGTCTTTTCGAAAATAACTTAGTAGCACTTCCTCAAGATGGTGAAAAACAAATCAAGGAAGCTCAAGAAAAAGTTAAACTTACTGAATCAAAACTGAATGAATCAATTTCAGAAAAAATTCAATTACAAGCTAAAGTAGATACACTTAAAACTGGTTTACTCATTGCTTCAAAATGTGATGGATTAACTGAAAAACAAAAGTCAAGAGTTATTTCTATGTTTGAAGGAAAATCTTTTGATGAAGTAAATGCTAAAATTGATACCTTCGTAGATGTCTTAAACGAATCTGAAATGGATTTTATAGACACTCCAGCAAAAGGTTCTAAAAAAACTTCAAAGAAACAATCATTAAATGAAGATATCTTTGCTGATCTAGATATAGAAGAAGAATCAGAAACCATTCAAGAAAATGCAGAAGATGATGATGAAAATGGTTCTGAAATTAGTTTGGTAAATCTGGAAAAAATAAATCGCTTAATTAAATAAATAATTTTAACAACTCTTAAGGAGAGATATAAAATGGATAATGTAAAAAATGCTCAACAAATCCTAGAAAAATGGATGAATGTTAAGGGAAAGCTTTCAGTAGCTTCTATCCCAGATGCCGATCTCAGAATGAATATGGCAGTTCTTTTAGAAAACCAAATGACTGCAAATACCGGAGATCTTTTCGAATCAGATACTGGCGTCACAAACTTCGGTTCAAATGGTGGTGATGGCGCTCGATTCTCACCAATCACTCTTGCACTTGTTCGTAGAAGTTATTACGAACACTTTGCACACAAGTGTATCGGTTTCCAGACTATGCAAGGCCCCGTCGGTTTAGCTTATGCTCTCCGTAAGGTTTATGACATTCCTGGTCTTCCTGGTCCAAGTTCATATCTCGGCGGATCCGATTCTTACGAAGCTGCTTTCCGTGCGATGAATGAATATTCTGGATATACTGGTTCACAAGCAGGATCTGCTCTAACCACTCCTACTTCTGCAATTTATGATCCAACTTCTTCAGCTTTTGGTATGTTTGGTACTGGTGCTGTTACTTCTGCTGCTCAAGCTTGGAAGATTGGTACTACAATGCCATCCCTTCGTCTATTCATGGACAAGGTTGCTATTGAAGCCAAGACTCGTAAACTTGCCGCATCGTTCTCACTTGAAGCTGCACAAGATCTTAAGTCAATGCAGAATATTGATATCGAACGAGAAATGTTAGAAATTCTTGCTGCTGAAATTCCTGCTGAAAGAGATAGAGAAATTATTGGTAGAATGATGCAAGCTTCTGTTAATACGGCAATTGGCGGCCGCGCTTACTACTTGCACGATTGCAGCGGCTCAGACGGGCGCTGGAGTCAAGAAAAGTTTAGTAACATTATAAACGTTATTACTCAAGTATCAAATGAAATTGCTCAAGCAACTTTCCGTGGTGCAGCTACGTTCGTCATCGTTTCCAACAGAGTTGCTACCGCCTTACAATCGTGCAGTCCCCAGTTCACAGCTAATACTGCTGATGTAAATGCGTCTACAACTGTTACTGAAATTGGTAAGATTAATGGTACAATGACTGTTTATCGTGATAGTCAGGCTCCTATTGATTATGCACTTCTAGGATATAAAGGTCCTGGTATTAATGATACTGGTATTATTCTCTCTGACTATATCACCGGATTAACTAATAAAGCAGTTCGACCCGATGACTTCGGGGTGAACGTGGGCGTCCTCTCGCGCTACGCAATTACTGACTCATTACTTGGTGCTGGTAGATATTACAGAACCATCAAGTTTACCAATCTTGATAAGGTTATTGGTGCATAAGTTATAAATTTAATCTAAAGAACCTAAAAAGTTCTTGACAAGTTAAATTAAATATTGGAAGATATAAGAGTCTAGAAATAGGCTCTTTTTAGTTTCTAAACAAAAATAACAAAGGAAAAATATGTAAAAATGAATTATCAAAGAATATATGATGAAATAATTGAAAATGCTAAAAAACAAAATAGAAAGAAAAATAAAGGAATATATTACGAAAAACATCACATCATACCGAAATGTAAGGGAGGATCTAATCATAAATCTAACTTGGTTTTATTAACTGGTAGAGAACATTTCTTAGCACATAAACTTTTACATAAAGCGTATCCAGATGATAGAAAATTATTTCTTGGATATTTTTGTATGTGTACTTATGATAATGGATTGAGAGATATAAAAAATTCTAAAGAGTTTGATGAAGTTAGAAAACAATTTGGAGAACTTAATAAACAAAGAGTTTATACACAAGAAATGCGAGATGATATATCTAAAAGAATGAAGAAATTTCATGAAGATAATCCAGAATTTAAAGATGTTATGTCTTTGTATATGAAACAATATTATATAGATCATCCAGAAGCGCTAAAAGAAATGTCTAATAGAGCTATAGAATATTATAAAACACATGATGGTTCTAATAAGGGTAGAATTTTTGGTCCTATGTCTGATGAACGAAAAGAAATAATATCTATAAGTATGAAAAAATTTTACGAAACTAATGATGGTTATTGGAAAACTCATGAATTTTCAGAAGAACATAAAGAAAAAATTTCTAATGCATTGTTAGAACTTCACAAAAATATGACAGAAGAAGAAAAGGAAGAATATTTTAAAAATCATAAACGTGGTGAAGATCATTACATGTTTGGTAAGCATCATACAGAAGAAAATAAAGAATATCTTAGATCATTATTTAAAGACGTTCCATTAAAAGAAGATCATAAAAAGAATATTTCTATCGGTTTGAAAATTTTCTATGATTCTTTGACTGATGAAGAACGAGAAATTCATATTGATAAAATAAAATTTAAACCAGAAAGAGCGTCTGAAGAACTTATGCGATATCTATCAGAATGTAAGATGGGAGAAAAGAATTCATTTTTCGGAAAGCATCATACAGAAGAGACTAAACAGACTTTGAAAGAATATTTTGGTAAAGGTATTTTATATGATGGTGTTTATTACGAATCTATTTCAGAATGTTCTAGAATGATTGGTAAAGCTAGAAAGAACATACGAATGAAGATGAAAAAAGAAATTGATTTAGGTAATGATAAATTTGCTTATGTGAAAGAATCTAAATCATCGTTTCATAATAAATAATTCCATATGAAGTTTTCGCAAATTTATTTCTTAAAAACAATTTTAGAAAGTGATGATATTAAATATATTCCTTCAAGTGATGAGATAAGAAAATTTAATCAAGTTCGTAAAGGTAACAAGATAGATTATTCTAAAGATTTTCACAACAGAGTTTTAAAGAAGTTTTATTCGATTACAATAAAAATATTAGACGAGAAATTAAGAAAGTCTTTTGCGGAAATTATTTTCAAGAATATGGGAAATTTATCTGAATTGATTTCTGAAGTTGAGAAGAAAAATAATTTAAACAATAAGCATAATAAATATAAAGAGTTGAGAGATTACATTGAAGATATTAAAGGAGAATTGAAATGATTTACAAGAATATTAGACCATTTGCTATAGAAATTGTTAATACTGTTTTGAATGAGAGATATATAATTCAACCACAGGGGCTTACACCAAATATGCCAGAAGGATTAGAGAATGGGGCTTATGCTGGGACATTAATTCCATTAGTTTCTGAGAGTCGTTTGGTAAGAGGAGTTGGTGAAAGAGATTCTGAACTATTTGAAACAGAGAATTCGAATGATGGTTTTTTTGAATCTGAAGAAATTGATCGTGGATTGATTCCATTAAATGAACAAAAACGTGGTAGAGGAAGACCTAAGAAGATTTAAAAATTTTTTGAAAATATTTAGAAAGGATTCAGTAAAATGAGTCCTTTTCTTTTTGAATAATTTTTTAATAAATATAAGTATGGCTAATTTTGATTATTTTACCAGATTACCAAGTGATGTATATTTTAATCATTTCAATCCAAATTATGATAATGAAAGATTATTATATGATTTATTAATTACTGAGGGATATAATAAACATGGTGTTTGTTGTTCGTATATTGTGACAACATTTAATACAAATTATGATAAGCTTTTTGGTGAAGATAATAATAGAAGATTTGAACGAAGATTTAAATTAATGACATATTTTGATTTACCAAAAGAAACCAGAACTTTTAATAATGGTGGAATTGGTTGGACTGATGTATTTCATATATATGCTTCTATCAGACATTTTAATACAGCTTCTAAATTTGATTTTTCTGGAACTTCTGCATATCCTTCATATATTCCTAGAGTTGGAGATTTTCTTTCTACAGATTATAACAATATGTTTTATGAAATTATATCTGTAAAAATGCAAGAGGAACAGTTTTTACAACATCAACATTCATATGATTTTGTTGTTAAAGTTTACAGAGACAAATCTTTTTCATTTAATCCTAGTACATCTGGAGATTTTAATGATTTAAGTCAATATGTAGGAAATGAAGATATATTTAATATTGGTCAGTTTATAAATGAATATAAAGAAGGGATAGTATATAAGCCAACTATTTCGGAATGTTCGCCTAGAGATCCTTTTAATGATTGGTTTTAATGGAGAGTATAATGAGTAAGTTTAACAAATTTTTAACAGAGAAAACAAATTCGATTCAAGAAGCTAAAGACAAAGAAGCTTTATTAAAACATAATATAATAACTTTTATGAATACTAAAGAAGTTTCTGAGGATGGTTTAGAAAGATTTGCTAAAGATAATGGTATTGGTATTACAGATTTATATTTAAAAATTGCAGAAATATTTAATAACTTTTTATATAGAGATGATGAATTTGATTTTGATAGGAAGCAATTAGAAAAAGGTATTGAACATGAATATGAACACACTAAAGATAGAGAAATTGCAAAGATAATAGCATTGGATCATATAAAGAAACTTCCAGACTATTATGATAAATTAGAAACTTTTGATAAGGATTAAGTTTTATGACTGACAAAACAAATATAAATAATAATAAATACGAGGATACTCAATTGTCTACAGACTTACTCACCAAATTTTTCGAGCAAATAAACAAAAAACTTGATGATATTAAAGATGAAGTTTCTTCTTTTAAAACTGAGACAAAACTTAACAATAAAGATTTCGAGAATAAAATTGAAAACCATGAAAATAGAATTGGTGTATTAGAAGTAGATAAGAAAGATAAAGAAAGTAAGATAAAAACTTGGAAAATACAAGTATCTGAAATTTCTTTTATTGCTTCTACTGCTACAGTATCTGTATTCGTCACTGCGATGGCTCTATTGGCTTTGTTTACAGTTCTTGGGGTAAATGTCGGGAATATTTTATCCAAGGTTTTTGGTGGGTAAGAATGGAAATTTTTTACTATTGTAGAATATCTAGAAAAATCTTAGTAGCATTCTTAGATTTTTTTAATGATATGTATGTGTACAATTATACATCAGGCACATCTAATACAGTAGAAAAAATTATAAAAGTTCCTATAAAGTTTGGATTAGCTTCTAAAGAATATTTGTTTAATTTACAACAAGAGTCTGGAAAAAAATATTATCCTAAAGTTCCTTCTATGCAAGTTTCTATGGATAATTTAAGTTATTCTTCTGATAGAGCTTCTTCTGTTAATGAAATAAGGTCTTGGTATGATACGAATTTAAATATATATGATAGTGATGAATTTTGGCAAGATGTTATTCCAACTCCTTATGATTATTTTTATACATTAGAATTGTATACAGAATCTTGGGATCATTTATATCAATTAATTGAAAATATTTGTGCATATTTTAATCCAACAAATCATTTAAGAATTAAAGAGTTTGATTTTTTAAATATAGAAAGAAATCTTAGAGTAGAATTGACTGATGTTAATATAGATCAACAACAAAGTTTAGCGGAAGATGAATCTAGATATTTCTCAGCTAAAATTAGATTTAAAGTTGATGGTATTATTCATAGACCAATTTCCCAAGAAAGTATAATTAAATTTATCAAGACAAATTATCATTATTCTGATATTGATAAAGAAACATATTCTACATCTGGTTTACCGACATCTGCAAATCCTCCTATAAATTATAATTGGACGTTTTCTATAAATCCTTCTGCAACTGCTTATGTAGAAGTTTCTGAATAACTTTTATATAAATTTATCATAAATACTCTAGATATTGCCTTCGGGCGTCCTTTTGGAGAATATTATGGCTGGCTTTTCTCAAGGTGCTATTGAATTAAAGAAAAAGAATTTACTTTCTGCTGCACCAAATGATTTTATAAAACTATCAATTAATACAGACAATATACCATATACTGTAGATGAAAATGGAGTTTATAGATATTTAAATTATTATGATAATGCTGGTATTTCATCTTACCCTTTAAGTGATTTAATAGATAATGGAGATGGTACTTGTTCAATTTTATCTGCAACTGCTAGAGTATATTCTACAAATAATTTTACTGGGACTCTTTTAGAATACTCTATACCGAGTGCAACATTTACTTTAACTGATGGAACAGAACAATATATATGCATTAAATACAATTCTGGAACTCCTATATTTTATGTAGAGAATGATAAAAATCAAATAAATGAATCTAATGTTATTTGTGTATATTGTTGTTGGAGACAAGGAAATGAAATTCATAGTATAGGTACTGATTCAAAGGCATTAGGATTACCAAATAAAATATCTTTATCGATTACAGATACTATTCCATATAGAAAATCTATAGATGGTGGATTAATTTTATCCGAAAGTATCATACCAAATCCTAGAACTGTATTAATTACAAGTGCTAATGTGTATGCTGGAGTTATTAGAAATGAAATTGGAGCATTTGATTCTTCTATAGATAGATTAACATTAGCTTATCATTCTGGTGGGGATTGGTTATATCAAGATAATTTAATCTATAATAATACTCAATATGATGATGGTACTAATTTACAAACAATTGGTAATAATAAATATGCTGTTAGATGGTTTTATAGATCTATTGGTGATATTAAACAAACTTTTTATGTATTAGGATTAAATCAGTATAATAATATTTCGGATGCGAGATTAGAAAATCCTAGAAGCGATTTACCAATTGTATTACGAAAGCATTGTATATTAATTGCTAGAATTATAGTAGAATATAATGCTTCTTCTGGATTAGTAGAAAATATTGCTGATGTAACATTTTCTACAACATCTATACAAAACCATAATGATTTAGCAAATATTCAAGGAGGATCTGTAGGAAATTATTATCACGTTTCTGCAAATACTTTTTCGTATCTTTCCGCAGTTTCCGCAGATATTCAGCAACAATTAAATTCTAAAGTTTCTTCCGCAGGATCTCCATCAAATCATAATAATTTGTTAAATCTTCAGGGTGGAAGTTCTGGAAATTATTATCACGTTTCTGCAAGTACATTTGGATATCTTTCAGCAGTTTCAGCAGATATTCAACAACAATTGGAATCAAAAGTTCCAAAAGATTTATTAAATATTTTACAAGAACCAACGGGATTTATAAACAGAACTGATACAAAAATTTTATTTAATGATGCTACAAGAACTTTTACAATATCTGCTTTAACAAGTTCTTTTGATGTATATTATAGAGGAAATAAATTTACAAAAACTACGGAAAGTATAGTTATTCCAAATATTTCTGGATTACATTTTATATATTATTCTTCTGCTGGCGTTTTAAGTCAATTAAATAATATTGCTTGGGATCTTTTAACAACGATTCAAGTAGCGGTTGTATATTGGACAGGAACTAAGTCTTTGGGATTATGTGATGAAAGACATGGGACTGTTATGGATTGCGCTACACATGAATATCTTCACAACACTTTTGGAACTAGATACGAAAGTGGATTTAATTCTACATATACATTATCAAATGATTCTTCTGCATATTTTGGTGTTTCTAATGGTATAATTTCTGATGAAGATTTAAGAATAAGTATCTCGCAAGGATCTTCTGGAAATTATTTCACACAACAAATAAATTATCCGGGTTATTTTCCAGTATTTTATAGATCTGGTTCTGATGGTCTAGGCACTTGGAGAAAAGATCCAGCAATTATTTTTCCATATAAAAATTTAGGAGCAGGTACAAGAGTAACATTTAATGAATTATCTGGGACTATTTGGAAACAAACAGAAACTTCAAATAATAATTTTGTGGCTTATTATATATATGCGACTGATGAAATGCATCAACCTGTTATAGCTGTTCAAGGTCAAAGACAAGATACTTCATTAATAAATGCTCAAAATAATAATATCCAAGGAACTCTTTCACTTAATGATTTTCCTATAGTAGAAGCTAAACTTTTATATAGAATAATTGTACAGACAAATGCATCATATACTGGAAATCCTTTTTATGCTAGAATTGTTGATGTTACAGATTATAGAAATCAATTAGTATCAACTGGAAGTATTATTGGTGGAACTGGTACTGTGACATCTGTAGGACTTTCTGCTAATCCAATTTTTTCTATTGCTGGATCTCCTATCACAAATGCAGGAACTTTTACAATAGATCTTTCAGCACAATCTTCAGGAACATTTTTAGCAGGGTCTATTTCTGGAGCAGCATCTATACCAACATTTAGAAAATTAACCTCTTCAGACATTCCTCCAATTTCAAATTATTATCTTCCTTTATCTGGTGGGCAACTTTATGGACAAATGCGAGGAACGTCTATAAGTGCTTCTGGAAATATTTCTGCTCAAAATTTAGTGATTCCTGGTTCACTAAATTTTGGAATAAATTCTTCGGCATTTGGTAGATTTACTGTAGGAACTCATATGTTTCTTTTTGTAAATCAAAACACTGATGGGAGTATAATTGACTATCCATTAATTATAGAAAAAGTCGGATCAAGAATCAGGCTAGGAACGGATGCAATAAAAAGACCTGTTGAAATGGGTGGTCCAGTAACTATTTTAAATCTTTCTGCTAATGGTTTTGTTCGATCAAATTCTTCAGGGTTGTTGACAAGTTCTCCATTGGTTTCTTCAGATTTACCGTCATTAGCATATTTACCACTATCTGGAGGAACTTTAACAGGACAATTAAAAGGAACTTCTATAAGTGCTTCT